ATGCGGTTTGCATGGTTCTCTGTTGTTAAACAGCCTGTTTACGATGGAGTTACGGGTGAGCGTATCAGCCTGATAGATAAATACGACGGTAGTGTCGCCAACCCGGCGATCCGCCGTTGCGAGCTCATGACCCGCATCCGCGGCTTCGAAAATATCTGTAATGAACTCGGCTATGTTGGCGAGTTTTACACGCTGACCGCCCCTTCAAAATTTCACGCCACCACAAAGGCTGGCTACCGTAACAGCAGATGGAACGGCGCCAGCCCGGCGGACACACAGCGCTATTTAACCGGGCTGTGGGCGCGCATTCGCGCGAAGCTGCACCGTGACGATATTCGCATATTCGGTATTCGCGTCGCCGAGCCGCACCACGACGCCACGCCACACTGGCACATGCTGATGTTTATGCTGCCGGAAGATGTCGACCGCGTGCGCGCCGTGATTACCCAATATGCCCGTGAAGAAGACCATCACGAGCTCAAAAGCGAGAAGGCCTGCAGGGCCCGTTTTCACGCCGAAGCTATCGACCCGGACAAGGGCAGCGCGACTGGCTACGTGGCGAAATACATCAGCAAAAATATCGACGGATACGCGCTTGATGATGAGCGCGACGATGAGAGCGGCGAAATGCTCAGGGAAACTGCACCGGCGGTATCAGCCTGGGCGGCACGTTGGCGTATTCGTCAGTTTCAGTTTGTGGGCGGCGCGCCGGTGACGGTTTACCGCGAACTGCGCCGGATGGCCGATGCCGAAACAGCGAAAGGGCTTAGCGTGGAGTTTGCGCTTGTGCATGATGCCGCTGATACGGGTGACTGGGCAGGCTACCTTAATGTCCAGGGCGGCCCGTTTGTGCGCCGTGATGAGCTTCAGGTGCGCACTTGGTACGCAAGCACCGATGCGGTTAACGAATACGGTGAGGAGTGTGTGCGCATACGTGGGGTTTATGACAAGGAAGTAGGCGACTGCACGCCCATTATTACGCGGCTCACGCAGTGGAAGATTGTTGCGGAACGGCCGCAGGCCGAAGGTTTTGAAGTTAAGGGCGCTTCTGCGCCCTCTCGGAGTTCTGTCAATAACTGTACGCCGGAGGTCGGGCCAGATCCTGCAGAAAGGCCGCCGGTTGATCTCACCAGGCCATTAACCCGCCGCGAACGCCGACAACTGACTGACCGGTTGAGGCAAAGAGAAGCGGTGAAACGGCGAACGTTTAATCATGCCAACGCTAAGAACGGGACAGGCATCGCCAGGACAATAGACGAGATCCAGCTTTTAACTGGTGAAACCCTTAGCCGCGGGCAAGCTCTGTCGCTTATGAGCGGGGCGAAGATGTGCATTAACGGGAAATGGTGCAGGGGATCGGGCTCAGGAGAAATATTTGCTGCGCGCATGCCTAAGCCTGTACTTTGTGAGGCCCAATATAAGGCGAGAGCGGAGCGGGTTTTAGCGAAGTTTAACGCTATCAGGGCGGTTGGTTAATGCATGCACTAACTTATGATTCGCGATAGTTGCGCTTAAAAATTACATCAGAATCATCCTCTTGAAACCGGAAAAAGGTTTACAACTTCGCGAGTGTTATATACTGTGTTTATATACAGTATTTTGTTCGGTAGTCGATGTCAGGAGGGAAAATGCAAGAGTGTTTCTGGGAGTCGGTAAAACTTCAGCGTATTGATTTTTTTATGAAACTGGTAGCTGCCAGCGACTGTAACGATGAAGAAAAGCGTCTCGCTATCCAGTGGGTTTCTGAGCTTACCGATGAGCTGATGGCAAAAATCCGCAATCATGATTACGCCTGCTCCATAGATGACTCTTCGCGGTAACGAGGAAACGGAAATGCATTTGTAAAAACAGCGCTAACGATTTTGAGTTAAGCGGGTTTAGTCCGGTCGAAGATAAAAGCGCGTGATGGGCATTCTGGCATAGTTTGGTCATACGACAGCAGGATGCACTGAGTGAACGCCGAAGCCGGCAAGGAAATTTCCTGCCGGCTTCGGCGTTGAACAACGAGCAAAGCGAGGCGTTAGGCAATGGGCAAAAAAGACGATGACTATCAGGTTGTTTACCGGGGCGAAGCCCTCCCGCGCTATGTTCCCGACGGTCTGGCCTTTTTCCAGCGCCCAAAAGAGTGCGGCGGTGGGTCTGGCCGGGGCGAACTTGTGACGGTGTGTTTATGTTTGAAGTACCGTGGCCGGTATCACTAAGCCAGGGTTGCACTTATTTAACAGACCGCAACCGGACAGAGCCGCCTTTCGGTCATTTTAACGACGATTTCCAGCTCGACTTGCAGTGATCCCAAACGGTATTTTTCTGGCCTATCTTTGATGGGCTTTTTTATTATTGGCGTCACAAAATCATAAAAAAGCCATGCATGCATAAGATGCATGGGATTGCATGCGTTACTGTACAACTCCTAAGCGGTATCACGCCAGCGCTGGCACGGCTCGCGACCGCTGATGCAGTTGCATTAAAACCACCCCAAGAAGCGGGCAGGCGAGGCGGGGATAGCATTGCGCGCTTTCTATGAGATTGACTTTCATGGATCTTCAAGGTTTGATCTTTAAAAATGTAATCAGTTAAGGACGTTCAATGGAAAACATTAAAACTCCAATTGTAAAAAAGTTAGCATCTTGGACATTTTCTTTTAAAAACATAGGATGCATTTCACGAGGTGAAATTGATGCCAAGCCATTGACTCTTTTGTGCGGTAAGAACAATACAGGTAAAACATGGGTTATGTATAGCCTATATGGTTTTTTGAATATGCCATCTCCTTTCTTGAAGTTGCCACAAGTTGCAAATTTTGCAAAACAATTGGTTGAAGTTGGTAATTTTGAGTTTAATGTAATTGAATGGATTGAAGATAATTTTGCTGCAATAAAAAAGGAGTTCAATAAAACATCTTCAAAGATGCTTGAGAATGTTTTTAATACAAGCGATAAAGATATATTTGCCGATTCAGCTTTTGATTGGGTTATAGATGAAAACGCTTTGAAAGTGAATGTGCTAGAAAAAAAGTAGAGATCAGTCTCATTTTGGGGACTGGGAAAAAATAAATAATGCTGATTACCAAAAAAAGTCATAGCGATATGTTACAAATGACTTTATTGGACTCTGGTTTTCCTAGGTTAGAGTCATTTATCAACAGGGTATTAAGTCAGTTGTTGAAAATAGAATATGATGAAAACCCTGCGTTTTTAATTCCAGCGGAAAGGAATGGTCTTCATTTGTTTTTTAATGAGTTAAGTTCAAGGAGGACGGCTTTATTGCATCATGCTTCTAAAGAACAATTTGATTTAAACTCTCTCTTGAATGATGTCATGAAGTCTAAATACTCCGCCCCTATTGCAAATTATATTGATTGGCTTAATGAGATTAAGGTTAATAGAAAGAATAAAAATGGGGAGTTTCATAATCTAGCTGAAGAGCTCAAGAGAATAATTTCTGGTAAATATTCGGTTGATACTGAAGGGCAAATTTATTTTTCAACTTATAAAAAAGGAAATAAAACAGCGAGAAAAATTGAATTGCATTTATCATCATCTACTGTGAAAAGTCTTTTTGGGCTTTGGTTTTACCTGGAGCACCAAGCCAAAAAAGGCGATATATTGATGATTGACGAGCCTGAATTGAACTTGCACCCTTCAAATCAGCGCGTTATCGCACGATTCCTTGCAAAACTTGTAAATTCAGGGTTGCGTATTGTCGTAAGTACTCATAGTGATTACTTTGTCAGGGAAATCAATAGTTTGATGATGCTTCACTCCGTTCCTGATGAGCTTGTTTCAGAAAGAGATGCTCTAATGAAAAAACAAGGGATTAGTATAGAGTCAATATTAAACCCTGAATGCGTTGCTGCTTACGTTTTTGATAATAATTCCGTGAGTGAAATGAAAAAAACAAATGAGGGTATTAATGCAATTACCTTCGATGAAGTAATTAATTCAATTAATTATGATAATGACGAGATTTATTATTCCTTAGTGGATGGTCGCTCTTTGGATGAGGGTGCCGATAATCATGAATAGTATTGTTAATGTTATGCAAGGATGTATTGAACCAGCTTTTCAATTGAAAAGAGAACAGGAGTGCTGGGCTGTTGTTGAAGAAAATCCCGGGGCTGCTAATAAGAAATTATTAGTAAATGGTAGTGGGATCTATGGTTTTTCTTTGGACTCTCCAGGCGTTCCAAAGCCAGTCTGGAAATTTCTCAAACCCTCATCGTTAGAGGGGATTTGTTCCGTTTGTGACGGTGTTTTTGTTACAACTTATAAAGATGTTGATTATTTTGTTGTTATTGACTTAAAGTCGTATGCCGCGACGGGAGCTGTTAAGCAAGTAATAACTGGCATCCATTTGTGTCAATGGTTTTATTCTGTATTGAGGCTTCATGGTCATTTAACAAAAAAGGTCGGATATGTGGGTGTTATAAGTAAGTTATCTCGAAGAAGACAGCCTTATAAGAGATGTACAGTAAGAAATCCGTTGCCGGATCCTGATACGCAAAATGGGTTCCCCATTTTTACAATTGAAAATGAGAACAGACTGTCATTAACAAAAGTCTGTGAGGTTGTTCATAATTTGTGATTTTACCCAGTTTAATTAGCCCCTAAGTGCATGTTAGGGGCGTGTTTCTATATGCTGTAGTTTATGAAATCAATTATCTCTATTCCTAGCCAATCATTTAATTCTTTAAAGCGCTGCTGAAGCGGTGTCAGCTCGTTACGCACAAACACCTTTGCCACCTTCTCGATATCGCCCAGGCTGCCGACGTTTTCCGGCTTACCGCCCATGAGCTGAAACGGGATGCGGTGCGCATCGAGCATGTCGGACGCGCTCACCTTTTTGATATTAAAAAAGTCGTCTCTGGTGGCGACCTCGCTTAACGGCACGATTTTAATCCCGTCGGGTTTGCCGTTCGGCGCATAGAAAAACAGGTTCTTAAAATTGCCGAGCCCTTTCGAGCTGCGCATCGCATCGCGCATCGCCTCAACGTCGGTGCTGCTCTGCGCCGCGTCGGTCACGTACATGATGTACCCCGCGTGCGCGCCGTTCTGGTAATACTTGCGGCGGAACAGCGTCGCGGATTCATTCAGCCATGCCGAGTTAAGCGCGCTGAGATATTCCGGCATCCCGTAAAGCTCCTGGTTGATATCCGGCTCCAGCAGATGAAACACCGAGCCCGGCTCAAACTGCTGCGGCTGCGAAAAGCCCGGCACCCACCAGTAAACATCCTCCTCCACGCCGCGCCGCGTGTATTTGGCCGGCGAGGCATCCAGCCTGATGACTTTGCCTGTCACGCTTTTTCGCGCCTCAAGAAAGGCGTTACCGAACACCAGAAAATCCAGCACGAAGCGACTGAAATCCTGCTGTGATAACAGCGGGTGTGGAATAAACGTGCTTGCCAGAATGTTGCGCTTCACGTAAATCGGCGAGCTGTGATGCACGGCGGCACGCAGGCTTTTTGCCAGGCCTGCGAAGCTGACCGGCGGCTCGTACCATTTACCGTTACTGATGCACTCGACATAATCGAGAATATCACGGCGGTCGAGTACCGGCGTTGGCTCGCCAAACGTGAAAGCCTCCATCTTTTGCGTGCCTGCGGTGGTCGTAGCCGCGCGGTTATCGCGCTGGCGGTTTTTACGTTTACTCATTAGTAAAACTCCAGAATTGAGGATGATGCCTGGCCGCTCCCGGCGGTCAGCGGCTCGTTTAACAGAGCGTGCATGGTGGCCCACGCAACATCCGCATGACTCGCTTCCTCGCTGCGGCTCGCCTCGTAGGTGGCGCTGCGCCCGCTGCTGGTCATGGTCTTGCGGATAGCCATAAAGGACTGGGTGATATCCGTGGCGCCGGCGTCGTACTCCAGACAGCCGCGGCTGATGGTGTCTTTCGCCTTCAGCACCATTGCGGTTTTGACTTCCGGGCTGTAGCGAATTTCGCGCGCGGCAGGCCAGAAGGCGCGCACAAGCTGAAACACGCCCTGGCCGATGCCGGTTGCATCGATACCGATGTACTCGACCTGATATTTTTCAGTGAGCTCGCGGATGGCCTGCGCCTGGGTGGCGAAGTCCATACCTTTCCACTGGTGGCGCTCCAGAATGCGGAACTTGCCGCCCGAAACAACCGGCGGGGCCAGCACCACGCAGCCGGCGGAGTCGCCGGTATGCGACGGGTCGTAGCCAATCCACACCGGGCGCGAGCCGAACGGGCGCGCGGCGAAGGGCGAAAAGTCTTCCCACTCCTCCAGACTGTCGACCATGCAGCGTTGCAGCTCCTCAAACGGAAACACCGAGGCTTTATCGTCGACGAACTCACACATGAAAAGGTTTCGGAAATCCTCGGCGCTGTTTTCCCGCTTCAGCGCGTCAAGGTCGAACAGGTCGCAGCCGCCGGCGAGCGCGTCCTCGATGGTGACAATCTGGCGCCACTGACCATCCCCGCACAGCATGCCGCCGGCAAGCGCCGCGTGGCTGATATCGATATCCACGCGCTCGGCTGCTGAGGTACGGCCCTTGTTGAACAGCTCGCCAGACCAGAAAGGAAACGCGCCATGCCCGAGGGTGGAGGGCGTCGAGAAATAGGTCGAGCGCAGGTGTTTCTGCGACGCCATGCCCGAGGCGACCTTACGCAGCCGCTGGAAATTCGGTATCCAGAAAATCTCATCGACATACAGGTCGCCGTTATGGCTCTGCGCGGTGTTGGAGTTGGTGCCGAGAAAAATCAGCTTTGCACCGTTGTTGCCGATGACAATCGGATCGCCTGACAGCTCCACATCCACCCGGCGCGCAAACTGGATGATGTACTCGCGAAACACATACGCCTGCGTTTTGGAGGCCGATAAAAATATCTGGTTATGGCCGGTTTCCAGCGCGCGCAGCAGCGCCTCGCGGGAAAAGTAGAACGTGGCGCCAATCTGGCGCGATTTGAGAATGTCGCGGATGCGGTGCTCTAACCCGGCCTTGTGCCAGCGCAGCTGATAGTCGAAAGACTCCTCGAAAAAAATCTCCCTGAGCTTGTCGATGGCCTCCTCGCTGAAGAAATTCTTTTTCGGTTTGCGGCGGTCGCTCTTGTTGCGGTTCGCCACGTTGGGGTTTAAATCCGCCTCGTTGCCGGTCTGGCCATAGCGGTTCACCCTGGCAAGGCGCTCCATCTGACGCGAGAGAAAATCCGCCACCTTAAAGTCGTGCGCGGTCAACTCGGGCTTTACATAAAGCTGAATCAGCCGCGCCTCAAGCGTGTTTTCGACGCGCTGAATGGGCGCCGTCGCATCCCATCCGTCGCGCTGCTTCCAGCTCTGCACGGTGGGGCGTTTGATTTTCAGCATCTCCGCGATTTGCGGCACGGAAAAGCCCTGCCAGTACAGCAGTGCCGCCTGTCGTCGCGGGTCGTTTAAGAGCGTGGTGTCGGTGGTGATGGTCATGAAAGCCTCGCCGTAAGTGGTACACGGCAAGGCTACTTAAGCGCGCCCGGCGATTCGCTAAGGCGCTGTTGTGTGGCGGCTTATCCATCCGGGATTGATAGCGAAGGAAACGCGGCGCCGGGAAACTAACCCCGAACCCGTAACCCCACTATCAGGACTCCTGACAATGGCAAAAAAAGTCTCAAAATTCTTTCGTATCGGCGTCGAGGGCGACACCTGTGACGGTCGCGTTATCAGCGCCGGTGATATTCAGGAAATGGCCGCGAGCTTTGATCCGCGCGTTTATGGTTGCCGTATCAATCTGGAGCATCTGCGCGGCATCCTGCCCGATGGCGTCTTTAACCGCTATGGTGATGTGGTCGATCTGAAAGCCGAAAAGATTGATGACGATTCTGCGCTTAACGGCAAATGGGCGCTGTTTGCGAAAATCGCCCCGCTCGACAACCTGGTCGACATGGTAGGCAGGGGCCAGAAGGTTTACACCTCGATGGAAATCCAGCCGAACTTTGCCAACAGCGGCAAATGCTATCTGGTCGGCCTGGCCGTGACTGACGATCCGGCAAGCCTCGGCACCGAATACCTCGAATTCTGCCGCACCGCTAAATCCAATCCCCTTAATCGTTTTAAAGCGAGCCCGGAAAACCTGATTTCTGCCGCCACTCTGGCGGAGCTGGAATTTGAAGACCAGCCCGAGACGGTTTTCACGGCGCTGACCGACAAGGTTAAAGCCATCTTCAGCCGCAAGCAGGCGAGCGACGATGCGCGCTTTAAAGACGTGCATGAAGCGGTGACTACCGTCACCGAGCACGTGCAGGAAAATCTGAGCGCCACCGAACAGCGTATCGCCGCTATGGAAAACGCCTTCAGCGCGCTGAAGCAGGACGTGACCAGTCAGACCACGCAGACCAGCCAGGCGCTCACCGACCTGAAAACCTCGCTCGACAACACCGAGAGCTTTACGCAGCCCCGCCGCACGCAGGCGACCGGCGGCGAAGGCGATTCGCTGTCGACCAACTGCTGACCGGCCGCGCCGGCACGCACACCCGTAAATTCACCTGACAACAGGAAAAACCATGCGCCAGGAAACCCGCTTTAAATTTAATGCCTACCTCTCCCGTATTGCCGAGCTGAACGGTATCGACGTCGGCGACGTGTCGAAAAAATTCAGCGTGCAGCCGTCGGTCACGCAAACCCTGATGGATACCGTGCAGGAATCCTCGGAATTTCTGACGAAAATCAACATCGTGCCGGTGAGCGAACTCAAGGGCGAAAAGATTGGCGTCGGCGTTACCGGCTCCATCGCCAGCACCGCAGACACCGCGAATGGCCATGCCCGCGAAACCGGGGATTTCGCCGCGCTGGAGTCCAACAAGTACGAGTGCGATCAGATTAACTTCGACTTTCACCTGCGCTACAAAACCCTCGACCTGTGGGCGCGTTTTCAGGATTTCCAGCTGCGTATCCGCAACGCCATCATCAAGCGTCAGGCGCTCGATTTCATCATGGCCGGCTTTAACGGCGTGAAGCGTGCGCCAACGTCTAACCGCGCTGAAAACCCGATGCTTCAGGATGTGGCGGTGGGCTGGCTTCAGAAGTACCGCAACCAGGCGCCGGCACGCGTGATGGGTAAGGTCACGGCTGAAAGCGGTGAAGTTGTGTCTGACGTGATCCGCGTCGGCAAGGGCGGCGACTATGAAAACCTCGATGCGCTGGTTATGGATGCCACCAACACCATGATTGCGCCGTGGCACCAGGAAAACCCGGACATGGTGGTTATCTGCGGTCGTCAGCTGCTGGCCGACAAATACTTCCCGCTGGTCAATAAGCAGCAGGATAACAGCGACCTGCTGGCCGCTGACGTCATTGTCAGCCAGAAACGCATCGGCAACCTGCCGGCGGTGCGCGTGCCGTATTTCCCGCCGGATGCGCTGATGATCACCACGCTGGAAAACCTCTCTATCTACTTCATGGATGAGAGCCACCGCCGCGTTATCGAGGAAAACGCGAAGCTCGACCGCGTGGAGAACTACGAGTCGATGAATATCGATTACGTGGTGGAAGACTACGCCGCCGGCTGCCTGGTGGAACACATCAAGGTTGGCACCTTCACCACGGCCGCGCCGGACGTGAAGGAAACCGCAACGCCAGCGCAGGAAGGCTAAGCCATGACGAGCCCCGCACAGCGTCACATGATGCGGGTCTCGGCCAGTGAAACCGCGCAGCGGCAGGATAAGCCGCTGCGCCATGCCACTGCTTACGAGCAGATGCTGGTTAAGCTGGCCGCCGACCTGCGCACTCTCAGACAAATCCACTCCAACGAGCGCAAGGCGGAGAAAAAGCGCGAGCTGCTGCCGTTCTATCAGCCGTGGGTCACCGGCGTACTTGAGCAGGGCAAAGGCGCGCAGGACGACATTCTGATGACGGTCATGCTCTGGCGTCTCGATGCCGGCGACATTGCCGGCGCGCTCGATATCGCCCGCTATGCCCTGCGCTACGGCCTGACCATGCCCGGCCAGCACCGCCGCGCGCCCGCATACCTCTTTACCGAGGAGGTGGCGCTCGCCGCGATGCGCGCCCATGCCGCCGGCGAGGCGGTCAGCACTGCGCTCCTGACCGATACGCTGGCGCTCACGCAGGCCGCAGACATGCCCGACCAGGTGCGCGCGAAGCTGCATAAAGTCACCGGTCTTGTGCTGCGCGATGCCGGCGAGCCCGCCGCCGCGCTGGAGCATCTGCGCCGCGCGATGCAGCTCGACGCACAGGCGGGCGTGAAAAAAGAGATTGAGCGCCTCGACCGGGAGCTGCAACCGAAACCCGCCAGGCCGGCGGCAAAGCCCGCCGCGCCCCGTAAAAAGACAACGCGATCCGCGACGCCCGCAAAACGCGGTCGCCCGAGGAAAAACGCCGTTTAACAGAATGCGCCACGCGCCAGGGCGGCACGCCGGTCAATGCGGGTTTTACCCGGTCTGCGACCGGCGTCCACCGCCCACCCTGACAGGAGAAAGTAATGATGCGGATTATCAGCGGCGAGGAGCAGCCTGGCGGGCCGGCAGACCTCACGCCGCCCGGTGATGAGCCGGTGATTAAGAACACCCCGTTTTTTCCCGACGTGGAGCCGAAGCGGGTCCGCGAGCTGATGCGCCTTGAACAGACCTTTTCGCCGGCGCGCGTACGCGAGGCCATCTGTGCCGGCATCGCTGAAACCAACGCCGAGCTGACGGAATACCGCCGCGCGCAGCAGGCCGCCGGCTATGCGCGTCTTGCTGACGTGCCGGCGGATGTGCTCGACGGCGAGAGCGTGCGGATATTCCTGTATCTGCGTGCCGTCAGTGCAATGGCGACTGCCTCGCTTTACGGGCGCTATCGCGGCGCCGACGCCAGCGGCAAAGGGGATAAAAAGGCCGACAGCATCGACAGTACGGTCGATGAGCTGTGGCGGGATATGCGCTGGTCGGTGGCCCGCCTTCAGGACAGGCCGCACTGCATCATAGGGCAAATCTGATGAAAACCTTCGCGTTACAGGGCGACACCCTCGATGCGATCTGTGCGCGCCATTACGGGCGCACCGAGGGGGTTGTCGAGACGGTACTGACTGCCAATCCGGGCCTTGCCGAGCTCGGTGCCGTTCTGCCCCACGGCACGGCGGTCGAGCTGCCCGATATCGCGCCGGCGCCCGCCGCTGAGAGCCTCAACTTATGGGATTAACCATGGAAAAAATCAGCACCTTTTTAGCTTACTGGCTTTCCGTCCTGCTGGCCTTCTTCGGTGCCATGACGCCGCAGGACGTCGCCGCCTATTTCGGCATGTGCGGCGTCGCCGTCACGGTGGCCGTGAACTGGTATTACCGGCGCCAGGCGATGCTGTTTCTCACCACGCGCGCAAGCAAAGAGGAAATTATCCGTGAACTCAATCGTTAAACGCTGCGCCGTGGGCGCCGTGCTGGCGCTGGCCGCGCTGATGCCCGATTACGGGCGCCTGCATACCTCGCCGCAGGGGCTCGCGCTGATTGGCGATCTGGAGGGATGCCGCCTCAAGCCCTACCAGTGCAGTGCCGGCGTCTGGACGTCGGGCATCGGTCACACGGCGGGAGTGGTGCCGACGCGGGATATTACCGAACGCGAGGCCGCCGTGAACCTGGTCGGCGACGTGCTGAAGGTGGAGAAAGCGCTCGCGGTCTGCGCGCCGGTTGCCATGCCGCAGCCGGTTTATGACGCGGTGGTCAGTTTCGCCTTTAACGTCGGCACCGGCGCGGCCTGCCGGTCAACGCTGATGGGGTTTATCAACGCGAAAAAGTGGGCGCAGGCGTGCGACCAGCTTCCCCGCTGGGTGTATGTCAACGGCGTGCGCAACGCCGGGCTTGAAAGCCGCCGCACCCGTGAGCGGGCGCTGTGCCTGAAAGGAGCACTATGAAAACGCTGATCGTATTACTTCTGCTGGCGCTCGCCGGTCTGGTCTGGCTGGGGCGGGAAAACAGCACGCTCGCGCGAAGCTTTGAAAAGGCGAGCCGCATGGCCGACGGACAGAAAAGACAAATCGGAATGCTGAAAAATCAGCTCAACGTGGCCGTCAGCCTGGCGGATAAAAACGAGCAGGCGCAGGTGAGGCTGCGCGGCCAGCTCGACGCCGCACGCGAGGCGGCACAGCGACAGGAACAGACCATCACGAGGTTACTCAATGAAAACGACGAATTTCGCCGCTGGTATCGCACTGGTTTGCCTGACGCTGTGCGCCGGGTGCACCAACGCCCCGCCTGCGCCTCTGCCGGTCACTGTTTACAACGCCTGCCCGAAAGTCAGCCTGTGCCCGATGCTGGGCAGCGACCCGGTCACTAACGCCGATCTGAGTGCGGATATCCGTCGCCTGGAGCGCGCGCTGGAAAGCTGCGCGCTTCAGGTGGAAGCCGTGAAACACTGCCAGGAGGAAACTGATGAAAAAGCCCGAGAGCCTGCGAAAAGCACTGACTGATGCGCTGCCGGTACTGCGTAATAACCCGGATATGCTGCGCCTGTTTATCGACAACGGCCAGATTGCCGCCACGCTCGCCGCCTCGCTGTCGTTTGAAAACCGCTACACGCTGAATGTGGTCGTGACCGATTACACCGGCGATATTAACCTGCTGCTTGTGCCGGTGGCCGCGTGGTTACGGGAAAATCAGCCCGATATCATGACCACGGACGACGGCATGAAAAAGGGGTTTACATGGTATGCGGATATCAACAACGACAGCAGCGTCGACGTCAGCATCAGCCTGTTAATCAGCGAGCGCACGCTGGTTAAAGAGTCGGACGGCGCGCTGTATGTCTCTGACGTACCGGAGCCGCCACCGCCGGAGCCGGTCACGCGTCCGGTTGAGCTCTATATCAACGGTGAATTTGTGAGTCGCTGGCATGAGTGATTTCAGCCCGTTTGAAAAGCGGCTTTCCGCGCTGATTGCCGCCCTGTCACCGGCGGGCCGGCGCCGGATGGCGCAGGATATCGCGAAGACGCTGCGCACCCGGCAACAGCAGCGCATTAAGGCGCAGAAAACCCCGGACGGCAGCGCCTACACGCCGCGGCGGGAACAGCCCGCCCGCGCCAAAAAAGGCCGGGTGAAACGCGAAATGTTCGCCAAGCTTCGCACCAGTCGTTTTATGAAAGCCACCGGCAGCAGCGATGCCGCCGTGGTGGAATTTACCGGTAAGGTGCAGCGCATCGCGCGGGTGCATCAGTATGGCCTGAAGGATAAGCCTGGCCGCAACGGCAAGGCGGTTCAGTATCCGGCGCGCCCGTTGCTCGGGTTTGATGAGGGCGATCGGCGGGCGGTCGAGGAAATCATTATTTCCAGACTTTCTGAATGAAAGTGCATTAGTAAAAGATGGTGACTTTTGCTGTCAAATAATGCGGCCATTGTTAGCTTTATTAAAACGCGAAAAAGCCATGTGAATTTGGCTTTTTGCGCGTAATGTTAATAATTTTATGATTGCAAATAATTAATGATAATGTGGAGCTTATTTAACCGGCATCGGAATTGATAAGTTCTTCCGAAAGACCGCTCTTCTTAAGTGATTCCTGTACTTTGATTAAAGCTTGACGTGAATCCGTTGCTAATTGAGCAGCCGCTTCTGTATCCTTTGACATACTGGAGATGCCCAGTAATTCATTTCGGAGCTCTTTAGGTATTTCATTGTAAAAATAAGTCGCCCAATAGTATGCGTGAGTGTCACCAAATTTCTCAAAGCCAGCTTTAGCTGTGGGGGCTAGCTCGATGACCATATTTTTGATGGCGTCTTTTTTAAAAAAATCAGGGGGCGTCTTTACAGCAGGTAGGCTGAGCACTTTCATAATGATAACAGCATTAAAAATTATAGTCTGATAGGTATCAAAAGTTTTTCTTGCTCGCTCACCCAGATACAACTCCGTCATGGTTCTATCAAACTGCCCATAAGCTGAAATTTTTTCATCTATATCAATAGCGCCAATAAGAGCATTAATGAATTCATTGATTTGAGGATCGTCTCTTTTTTTTACTATTTCATCAATGTTAAGTACCTTTAAATATTCAACAAAAATATTAAGTTGACCAAGGAATTGTCGCATGCGCATTAGAGATTCAGCGGCTTCGAAGCGTTTGGCCTGAAGTGCCGAGTCTCTTTCTCGACGAGCTGAGCTGATGAATGCTCTTATTTGTTCAATTTCTTTCTCATTCTCTCTTATGCCTGCTTTGAAATTTTCAAGTTTTTTATCAAAACGATGCTCTATAGATTTGCCAATAAATTTCGTCAGGGATGAGCGCGTAAAGTATGCGATAGCAGTTAATGCTGCTGCGGATGTTAAAACACTTAATATCCATTTTATAAATTCGTCAAACATAAGTGCTCCATGTTGAAACTGAAAGTGCGATGCTGGGTTTACAGGGAGGATTTATTCTACAACACGACTTTATGAGAGGCTGAATCTCAAAGTCAAATTTAACTTGCTAACTTTTTACAACAGTTTTGTTGTGTAACAGCCCATCGAACTCGACTACCTTGTCGCGCGTCTTGCCCACCGGCATTCTTCCCCCTCATGAATACGCTCAACTCTTTCAGTGAACTTGCCCGCCTGCTGCGCAACATGATCCGCACCGGCGTCATCGTCTCGGTGGATACCGACGCGGGGCGCTGTCGCGTGCAGACCGGGAAAAACGTGACCGACTGGTTGCAGTGGCTTACCCACCGCGCCGGGCGTTCGCGCACCTGGTGGGCGCCGTCGGTCGGTGAGCAGGTGCTTATCCTTGCCGTGGGCGGCGAGCTCGATACCGCGTTTGTGCTGCCGGGGATTTTCTCTGACGACAACCCGGCGCCGTCGGCCTCCGCTGACGCCGTTCACCTCGCCTTTCCTGACGGGGCGGTCATCGAGTACGAGCCCGCAAGCGGTGCGCTTAAGGTTTCCGGTATTCAGACGGCCAGCATCAGCGCGGTGAAATCCGCAACCGTGACCGTGCCGGTCGTCACCGTCACCGCCTCCACGCGTATCACTCTCGACACGCCGGAAGTGGTGTGCACCAACAAACTCATCACCGGCACCCTTGAGGTGCAGAAAGGCGGCACGATGAAAGGCAATATCCAGCACAGCGGCGGCGCGCTCACCTCAAACGGCGTGCGGATTGACGAGCACAGTCACGGCGGCGTTGAGCGCGGCGGAAGCTGGACGGAGGGCACACAATGACGGCCCGCTACAGCGGCATGAGCCGCGACACCGGCATGACGCTCACCGATGCGGCGCACATCAGCCAGAGCATCCGCGACATTCTCACGACGCCGGTCGGCTCGCGCGTGATGCGCCGTGATTACGGCTCGCTGCTGTCGATGCTGCTTGACCAGCCACAAAATCAGGCGCTGCGCCTGCAAATCATGTCGGCGTGCTACATGGCGATCCTGAAATGGGAGCCGCGCGTGCGCCTGTCCGGGCTGACTTTTGAAACCCGCTTTAACGGTGAAATGGTCGTTGAAATCAGCGGCCAGCGCACCGACACGGGCGGCGATATTTCCTTAACCATTCCTGTGAGCTGATAACCATGCCGACCATTGACCTGAGCCAGCTTCCCGTTCCCGATGTGGTCGAGGAGCTCGATTTTGAAACCATTCTCGCCGAGCGAAAGGCGACGCTGATTTCCCTGTATCCCGAGGAGGAGCAGGACGCCGTCGCGCGCACGCTGGCGCTGGAGTCTGAGCCCATTGTGAAGCTGCTTCAGGAAAATGCTTATCGCGAGGTCATCTGGCGCCAGCGGGTTAACGAGGCGGCAAAAGCGGTCATGCTGGCGTATGCCACGGGCCGCGATCTGGATGTGCTCGGCGGTAATTTCGGCGTGAGTCGCCTCGTTATCACGCCAGCCGACGAAACAGCTTTGCCGCCTGTCATGGCCGTTATGGAATCCGATGCGGATTTCAGGCTGCGTATTCAGCAGGCGCTTGAAGGATTAAGCGTGGCCGGTTCAACGGGCGCGTATGAGTACCACGGCCGCAGCGCCGACGGGCGCGTCGCAGATATCTCGGTAATAAGCCCGCAGCCCGCCTGCGTCACGGTGTCAGTGCTGTCGCGCGAAGGTAACGGAAAAGCCTCTGAGGAACTGCTGGCTGTCGTGCGTAATGCGCTCAACGATGAAGATGTCCGGCCAGTGGCTGATCGTCTGACCGTGCAGTCGGCCTCTATCGTTGACTATCAGATTGTTGCGACGCTTTACCTTTATCCCGGCCCTGAAATCGAGCCTGTGCAGGCAGCGGCCGAGACCAGGCTTCAGGCTTATATCAGCGCGCAGCACCGTATAGGGCGTGATATCCGGCGCTCGGCTATTTTTGCCGCCCTGCATGTTGAAGGCGTGCAGCGTGTGGAGCTTGCCGCACCCGTGGTCGACGTTGTGCTCGATAAAACGCAGGCGTCTTTCTGTACCAATTATCAAATCACTGTCGGAGGCTCCGATGAGTGATGCGCGTTTAATGCCGGTGGGCTCCTCACCGCTTGAGGTGGCAGCGGCGCGGGCCTGTGCTGATATCGGGAACACGCCGGCCCCGCTGCGCCGTCTGTGGGATACAGAAACCTGCCCTGCCAGCCTGTTACCCTGGCTTGCGTGGGCCTTTTCTGTTGACCGGTGGGATGAGAGCTGGCCTGAAGAGACAAAGCGCGACGTTATCCGCAGCGCCTATTACATCCACTGCCACAAAGGCACTATAGGCGCGGTGCGGCGAGTGGTTGAGCCTCTCGGTTACGTCATTAACGTGACGGAATGGTGGCAAAACAACGATCCGCCGGGCACCTTTCGCCTTGATATCGGTGTGCTCGAAACCGGCATCACCGAAGAGATGTTTCTTGAAATGGAGCGGCTTATCGCAGATGCAAAGCCAGCCAGTCGCCACCTCATCGGCCTGAATATTATTCAGGATGTTGCGGGGTATCTCTACACCGCCGGCCTGAGCTATGACGGCGATATTGTTACTGTTTATCCGGGGGAAGCGAGCAGCGTATGACCACAAAATATAAAACCGTAGTCACGACGGCCGGCGCGGCGAAGTTCGCCGCCGCCCTGACGCCGGGGGGTAAGAAAGTCAACATTACCGCAATGGCCGTGGGTGATGGCGCCGGCTCGCTGCCGCAGCCGGCGCCGTCACAAACGAAACTTGTTAATGAAGTCTGGCGCCATGCGCTGAATAAAATCAGCCAGGACAACAAACATAAAAATTACGTGGTGGCCGAACTGGTCATTCCGCCTGAAACGGGCGGTTTCTGGCTGCGTGAAATGGGGCTCTATGATGATACCGGTGTGCTCGTCGCTGTCGGTAACATGGCGGAAAGTTACAAGCCAAAACTCGAAGAAGGGTCTGGTCGCGCGCAGACTTTACGCATGGTCATCATTCTGTCGGACGTGGCATCGGTTGAGCTGACGATAGACAGCACCACGGTCATCGCGACGCAGAATTATGTCGATGAAAAGCTCGCGGATCATGAGCAATCCCGCCGACACCCTGACGGCACGCTGACCGCGAAAGGTTTCGTACAGCTAAGCAGCGCCACCGACAGCACTTCCGAAACGCTGGCCGCCACGCCCAAAGCGGTGAAGTCGGCATATGACCTGGCGAAAGGGAAATACACGGCGCAGGACGCTTCCACGACGCAAAAAGGGCTGGTTCAGCTCACAAGCGCGACCGACAGCACCTCCGAAACGCTGGCGGCAACGGCAAAGGCCGTCAAGGCGGCTAATGACAACGCCAGTGGCCGCGTGCCGTCCGGGCGCACGGTTAACGGTCGCGCCCTGAGCGAAGATATCACCATCACCGCGCAGGATATTTTTAACGGGCAGTCGGTCAGCATCGGCAGCGCGGCAGACCTTAACGCTTACACCGTGCCGGGGCTGTATTACCAGCTTGCTAATTCGCAGGCGGCCAACGGTAATAATTACCCGGAAGCTGTGGCGGGTTCGCTTGAAGTCTATAAGCACGCCGGTATCACGCAGATTTACCGGGTTTTCAACAATTCCCGCGCGTACATCCGCACGGCGTTTAACGGCTCATGGTCAGCCTGGGCGCAGCAGTACGATGAAGCCAACAGGCCCACGGCGGGGGAAGTGGGGGCATATACCAAAGCAGAGGGTGATGCCCGTTACCAGCCCAAAGGCAGTTACACCCCGGCGGGGCAGGCTTACACGAAAGCGGAATCTGATGCGCGCTTTCAGAGAATTAACAGCGCCTCGCTTGGGGCTAACGGGTGGTTCAGGGATACCAATACCGGGCTGCTTATCCAGTACGGAAAAGTCGCCGTATCGACAAGCGGCCAGGGTGTCACGTTCCCCGTGGCATTCAGTATTGTTCCGTCGCTGTCTCTGAACGTTAACAGCGGCACTTACGGCGATACGGGGGCATCGAGCACATCCACTACAGGATTTGTGATTGTGGCCTCGCAACGTAACACCGTGGGCTGGATGGCTATAGGACGATGAGATGAAAGTATTTTTTAGCGCCACAACTAACGGTTTTTATCCTGAGCAGATGCGGGCCAATTACGAGCAACAACAGTGCTGGCCTGATGATGCGCGGGAGGTATCAGTAAGCTGGTATCAGTACCTTCTGGAATCCCAGACCGGAGGCAAAATTATCACGTCAAACGAGTACGGCCAGCCGGTACTTGCCGATCCGCCACCGCCCGACCCGGAAACGCTGAACGCGCTGGCCGCCAGTAAAAAGACCGCGCTGATGAGGGCGGCGGGCGATGCGATTGCCCCGCTTCAGGATGCGGTAAATCTCGGCATAGCGACAGACGAGGAAAAGATGCGGTTAACTGAGTGGTTACAGTACCGCGTGCTGCTTAACCGCATTGATACCAGCGAAGCGTCAGAAATTACATGGCCTGAAGCTCCTGTTTAATTTTTTTATCTCTCTGTGATTGTTTCGCTGAAGACGTAATATCGAAAATGTTGGTAATGGACTTTGATAAATGATTAAGTGTTTGTCATTTGAAAAGGAGCGCTGGCAGTAATGAAACAATCACGGGGCATAATAATTTCAATTGTATTGGTTACGGCTATTTCTAGTATTTGGGCTGCAATGGTTTTTCCTGAGGCTGATCCGTTTAACGCCCTTAAGGGCGATTTCTTTACGTCAATAGTGAATGCATTGGTTGGAATGTATAAGTATACACTCCCTTCTGCCACATGGACTGTAGCATTGATTTATATGTATGACTTCTTTATGGCGCTCTCAGGAAGAAGCTCGTCTTACATGGAGGAGTTTTATAAAGAAATAAGGGCTGACTTTATATATCTTATTCCGCTGACTTTAATTCTTTTTGTGATATACACCCAAACAGATTACTCCTTTACTAATTCCACTATCGAAATTGGCATGGCCGGATTAAGTTTTGCTTTTTATGCACATGTTTCAATAGTCAAAATGTTTACTTATAGAGTAGGGCATCTTTCCTTTCCCAGGAAGTTTGTGGTGATGTTTTGTTTAGTGTGCCTGGGGTCTTCAATATACTTTTTCTCATGGCTTGTACAGATTGCAAATGGTAATTATAACTTTAGCCAGTCTTTATGGATGCAAATAACTGTGTTGTGCTTCTCGATTTGTTTATATGTAGGTAATAAGCAGATTGCGTTTTTCATGAAGAAAGGACGAATGGAGGCTTCACCAGTTTTACTGTCTTTAATAAAAAATCTTCCGGCTTCAAATGATTTTTACCAAAAGGCTGCCGAAGCATCCGAACTGCTTAATAAAGAAATGGAGAGGGCACGCGCTATTGCAGCTCAGAAACAACGGCAACAGCATAAGGGGAAAAGAAAAAAACGCTGATCTAATAATAGGCTCTGGGCAATTTAACTATGCCATTGCTTGATCAAACGTTGTACCAGACGCCTCCCAACCCGCATTAATAGCCCGCCGCCCCGGCGGGCCTGAAAATAACACTCACCCCTAACCCCCATGGAGTTAACCGGATGAGTGATTACCATCACGGCGTTCAGGTCGTCGAAGTCAACGACGGCACGCGCGTCATTTCCACTGTTTCCACGGCAATCATCGGCATGGTCTGTACGGCCAGCGATGCCGACGCCGCTACCTTTCCTCTTAACGTGCCGGTACTTATTACCAACGTGCAGAGCGCCATCGCCAAAGCCGGCAAAAAAGGCACGCTGGCCGCCGCCCTTCAGGCTATCGCTGACCAGGCGAAGCCCGTCACCGTCGTCGTGCGCGTGGCTGAAGGCACCGGTGAAAGCGAGGAGGCGCTCACACAGACCGTCTCGAACATCATCGGCGGCACCGATGAAAACGGCCAGCTCACCGGCATGAAAGCGCTGCTGACCGCCGAGGCGGTGACCGGCGTTAAGCCGCGCATTCTCGGCGTGCCGGGCTTTGACACGCTGGAGGTGGCGGTCGCGCTTGCTTCCGTCTGTCAGAAGTTGCGCGCGTTCGGCTACGTCAGCGCATGGGGCTGTAAAACTGTCTCTGACGTTATCGCCTACCGTAAAAACTTCGGTCAGCGCGAGCTGCTGCTCATCTGGCCGGACTTTATCGCCTGGAACACCTCAACCAGCGCCAGCGATACCGCCTTCGCCACGGCGCACGCGCTCGGCCTGCGCGCCAGAATCGACCAGGAAACGGGCTGGCATAAAACCCTCTCCAACGTCGCCGTTAACGGCGTGACCGGCATCAGCGCGTCAGTGTTCTGGGATTTGCAGGAGCCTGGCACCGATGCCGACCTGCTGAACCAGGCCGGCGTCACGACGCTTATCCGCAAAGACGGTTTCCGCTTCTGGGGTAACCGCTGCTGTTCAGACGATCCGCTGTTCCTGTTTGAGAACTACACCCGCACCGCGCAGGTGCTCGCCGACACCATCGCCGAGGCGCACATGTGGGCGATGGATAAACCGGTCACGCCGACGCTTATCCGCGACATCGTGGACGGTATCAACGCCAAATTCCGCGAGCTGAAAACCGCCGGCTATATCGTCGATGCGCAGTGCTGGGTGGATAAGTCAGCAAACGACAAAGAGACCCTGAAGGCCGGCAAGCTGATGATTGACTACGACTACACGCCGGTCCCGCCGCTGGAGAACCTGACGCTGCGCCAGCGCATCACTGACAAATATCTGGCGAATCTGGTTTCGTCAGTGGCTAACGCTTAAGGAGCAAAAAGCACATGGCACTTCCGCGCAAGCTCAAATACATGAACCTGTTTAACGACGGCCTGAGCTATCTCGGCGTCGTGAAGTCGGTCACCCTGCCGAAGCTGACCCGCAAGCTGGAGAACTATCGCGGCGCCGGCATGAACGGCAGCGCCCCGGTTGATTTCGGTCTCGATGACGACGCGCTCTCGATGGAGTGGACGCTCGGCGGCTTCCCCGATGAGTCCATCTGGTCGCAGTACGGCGCCGCCGGTACCAACTCGGTAGCCCTGCGCTTTGCCGGCTCCTACCAGCGCGACGACACCGGCGAAACGGTGGCCGTCGAGGTGGTGATGCATGGCCGCCATAAGGAAATCGACGGCGGCGAAAGCAAACAGGGCGAAGACACTGAAACCAAAATCAGCACGCAGTGCACCTATTTCAAGCTCACCATGAACGGCAAGGAGCTCGTTGAAATCGACACCGTGAACATGGTGGAGAAGGTGAACGGCGTCGACCGGCTGGAGCAGCACCGCCGCAATATCGGGCTGGCCTGATGTAACCCGGTCAGCCTCTGCTGGCCGGCTCTTTTAACGTATCCATAAAGCGAGAACGTCATGACTCAACTTAATGAAAATACTGTCACCCTGGTAAACCCGGTTAAACGTGGCGAGCAGGAAATCAGCACACTTACCGTTATCAAACCCAATGCCGGCACGCTGCGCGGCGTGGGGCTGGCCGCGCTGGCAACCTGTGAAGTGGATGCGCTGATTAAGGTGCTGCCGCGTATGACCTACCCGAACCTCACCGAGCAGGAAGTGATCGCGATGGAGCTGCCCGACCTGATGGCGCTCGCCGGGAAGGTTGTCGGTTTTTTGTCGCCGACTTCGGAAGCCTGACGTTCCCGGAACATTTTTCTACGGACGATCTGATAGCGGATATCGCGGTGATTTTTCACTGGCCGCTGTCAGAGCTCTTTTCCCTGAGCGTGTCCGAGCTCATCACATGGCGCGAAAAGGCGCTCCAGCGAAGCGGAAACATGAATGAGTGAAAACGTAAAGCTACAGGTCTTTCTGAAGGCGGTAGACCAGGCGACGCGCCCGTTTAAGCACATCGAGACGGCGAGCAAAGCGCTCTCGGGCGAGATTCGCGGCACGCAGAAAACCCTGCGCGAGCTTAACGCGCAGGCCGGGAAAATTGACGGCTTTCGCAAGGCCAGCGCGCAGCTTGCGGTGACCGGGCAGTCGCTGCAGAAAGCGAAGACGGAAGCGGAAGCGCTGGCGACGCAGTTCAGGAACACCGAAAAGCCGACGCTGGCGCAGGGCCGGGCGATGGAATCCGCGAAACGCGCGGCGGAGTCGCTCCAGGCCAAATACAACAGCCTGAGCCAGTCGGTCGCGCGCCAGAAAGACGAGCTCGGGAAAGCCGGGATTAATACCCGCAACCTGGCCGCCGGTGAGCAGCGTCTTAAAACCAGCATCAGCGAAACCACGGCGCAGCTTGCCAGGCAGCGCGAGGCGCTGGCCCGCGTCAGTGCGCAGCAGGAAAAGCTGAACGCGGTAAAGGCGCGCTACCAGAAAGGCAAGGAGCTTGCCGGCAGTGCTGCTAGCGCCGGCGCCGCTGCCGTGGGTATGGCGACAACCGGCATTGTGGCCGGCACCGCGCTGATGCGCCCCGGCTATGAATTTGCGCAGAAAAACTCCGAGCTTCAGGCCGTGCTCGGCGTGGAAAAGCAGTCGCCGGAAATGCAGGCGCTGCGCAACCAGGCGCGCCAGCTCGGCGACAACACAGCCGCCTCGGCGGATGATGCGGCCGCCGCGCAAATTGTTATCGCTAAATCTGGCGGAGATAAAGACGCGATTCTCGCGGCGACGCCCGCCACACTGAATATGTCGCTCGCCAACCGTCGCACAATGGAGGAGAACGCCGCGCTGCTTACCGGCATGAAAGCCGCGTTTCAGCTCACGAATGACCAGATAACGCACATCGGCGACGTGCTCTCGATGACGATGAACAAAACCGCCACCGACTTCGACGGGCTGAACGACTCCCTGACCTACGTCGCGCCGGTGGCAAAAATTGCCGGCGTCAGCCTTGAGCAGACCGCCGCCCTGGTCGGGGCATTGCACGATAACAAAATCACCGGATCGATGGCGGGCACCGGGAGCCGTGCGGTTATCACGCGATTACAGGCACCGACCGGCGAGGCGTTTGATGCGCTCAAGGAGCTGAAAGTCAGCACAGCCGACAGCAAAGGCAACATGCGCCCGCTGTTCAGCATCCTGAGAGAAATACAGGCCAGCTTTGAAAAGCACGGGCTCGGTACGGCGCAGCGCGGTGAGTATCTGAAAACCATCTTTGGCGAAGAAGCCAGCTCATCGGCTGCTGTACTGATGCAGGCGGCAACCAGCGGCAGGCTTGACGCCCTGACGGCGGCGTTTAAGGCGTCCGACGGTAAAACCGAGGAGCTGGTAAAAGTCATGCAAAGCAACCTCGGCGGCGATTTTAAAGAGTTTCAGTCGGCGTATGAGGCGGTTGGCACCGACCTTTTTGACCAGCAGGAAAGCTCACTGCGCAAACTGGTGCAGACCGCGACCCGTTATGTGCTGCGCCTCGATAAGTGGATTAAAGACAACAGGGCGCTGGCGGGAACATTAACCACGATTGCCGGCGTGGCGACTGCCGTGATCGGCGTCGTGGGAGCTATCGGGCTGGTTGCCTGGCCGGTTGTTACCGGAATAAACGCCATCATCGCGGTGGCCGGTAGTCTCGGCACCATCTTCACCGCCGTCGGGGGCGCAATTGCCACCGCCATTGGCGCGCTCACCTGGCCGATTGTGGCCGTGGTGGCAGCCATCATCGCCGGTGCGCTCCTGATCCGTAAATACTGGCAACCCATCAGCGCCTTTTTTGGCGGCGTGATGGACGGCCTGCGCGCGGCATTCGGGCCGGTGGGCGAGCTGTTCGCGCCCTTGAAGCCCGTGTTTACCTGGCTTGGTGAAAAGCTCCAGGCGGTGTGGCAGTGGTTTAAAAACCTTATCGAGCCGGTGCAGTCGAGTAAGGAAACGCTCGACAGCTGCCGCAGCGCCGGCGAGCGCTTCGGTAAGGGGCTTGCCGATGCGCTGCTGCTGCCGCTTAAGGCTTTTAACAAGCTGCGCGAGGGCATTACGTGGGTGCTGGAAAAGCTCGGCGTTGTTAACAAGGAGTCCGACGCGCTCGATGCCAAAGCCGAAAAGGCAAATGCGGTCGCCTCGCGTGCAGGCGGTATGAGTGGTGCCGCGGCGGCACATGTGCCGGCGGGCATGTTCGGCCAGGCACCGGCCTATCAGGCTTATCAGCCGGTCAGCGCGGCGGGCGGGCGTTCTTATATCGACCAGAGCCGCAACCACTACAACATTTCTGTAGCAGGCGGCGCAGGTGCCGGCGGCGTGCCTCTTGCCCAGCAGATGCGCGAGGAGCTGGAGCGCATCGAACGGGAGAAGCGCGCACGCAGCCGCGCCAGTATGGGCCATGACGATTAAGGAGACTGCGCGATGATGCTTGTGCTCGGGATGTTTGTATTTATGCGCCAGACGCTGCCTTATCAGAGTATGCAGCGGTCGGTCGATTACCGGTGGCCGTCCAACAGTCGCATTGGCCGGCGGCCCTCTTTTCAGTTCCTCGGCGTGGAGGAGGAGAAAATCACGCTGAACGGCACGCTTTATCCGGAAATTACCGGCGGCAAGCTGTCACTGAAGGCGGTCGAGCTGATGGCGGAAGAAGGCAAAGCCTGGCCGCTGATGGACGGCACCGGCGTTATTTACGGGCTGTTTGTGATTAACAGCGTGGAGACGACCGGCACCGAGTTTTTTTCTGACGGCTCGCCGCGAAAAATCGATTTTGTCCTGACGCTGACCCGCGTCGATGATTCACTCGCCGCGCTTTATGGCGACCTGAGTCAGCAGGCGCAGACGCTTGTCGGCAAAGCCGGCGACGCCCTGCAGAAAGTGAAAACGGTGGCGGGAGGGTTTTTCTGATGCTGTCCGATTTTTACAACGGCGCCGGCGCAGGCATGACGCCGGCCTTTATGCTGAGGATTAACGCGAAAGATATCACGACGGTTATCAGCGAGCGGCTCCTGAGCCTGACGCTGACCGATAACCGCAGCTTTGAGGCTGACCAGCTCGATATTGAGCTCGACGATGCCGACGGTCAGCTTGAGCTGCCGATCCGGGGAGCGGTGCTGACGCTGTTCATGGGCTGGCAGGGCGAGGCGCTTATCGGGAAGGGCGATTTTACCGTCGATGAAATCGAACACCGGGGCGCGCCGGACACCCTGACCATCCGGGCGCGCAGCGCGGATTTTCGCGGCACGCTTAACTCGCGCCGGGAGGAGTCCTATCACGACACCACGCTCGGCGCCGTGGTGGAAACCATCGCCACCCGCAACAAACTGAAGGCCCGGACAGCGCCCGAGCTGGCGCGCATTCCGTTGTCGCATATCGACCAGGCGCAGGAGAGCGACGCCAAATTCCTGACCCGGCTTGCGGAGCGCAACGGCGCTGAAGTGGCGATAAAAGCTGGCGTGCTGATGTTTATTAAAGCCGGTGCCGGCATGACGGCAGGTGGTAAGGCGATCCCGCAAATCACCATCACCCGCAGCGACGGTGACCGCCACCAGTTCGCCATCGCTGACCGTGGCGCCTATACCGGCGTGACGGCTAAATGGTTGCACACCAAAGACCCGAAGCCCAAAGAGGTAAAGGTAAAACGCAAGCCTAAGGTTAAGCACCTGCGCGCGCTGGAGCACCCCAAAGCCACGAAGAAAAAAAAGGAGAAGAAGGAGCCTGAGGCCAGAGAAGGCGAATACATGGCCGGCGAAGCGGATAACGTGTTTGTACTGACGACAACTTACGCCTCAAAAGCCCAGGCGATGCGGGCAGCCCAGGCGAAGTGGGATAAGTTACAGCGCGGCGTGGCAGAGTTTTCCATCACCCTGGCGCGCGGCCGCGCCGAGATTTACCCGGAAACGCCGGCAAAGGTAAGCGGCTTTAAGCGCATCATAGACGAGCAGGACTGGACGATCACAAAGGTAACGCACTCGCTGAATAACAGCGGTTTTGTTACAGCGCTGGAACTGGAGGTGAAGCTGTCAGATGTGGAATATGAAACAGAGCAGGGGGAATAACGAAGAAGGGCGTAATAAGAAAAAGTAACCCGTTTGCAGGTTACTTTTTTAATAATTTATTTAGCCTTGCTGGTAAACATATGCGTATTACCCATCAGCATAACTTTGGCTGGTTTATCCATCAGCTTTCCGATCTCTGTGCAGGTGGAAAGCGGGTTTTCTAAGGTATAACCGAGCGCTTTATACTGGTTAATGACGTTCACTTCCTTAAGACCTTTAAGGGCAGATTTGGATGCCTCTTTGCTCCAGGCCAACGGGCATATCCCGCTCATTATTACTGATTCATAAGCTTCAGACGTCATGCTGCTGCCAGGCAATGCCACGGTTAACGTGTTATCAGATTTCGAGATCTCTACCGGTTGCCACGGCTTGAGCGCTTTCTCCAGCGCTTGCTGGGCGGAGTTTGCGGCGAGGGAGTTGCCGGAGATAAGGAGTAAAACCGAGGCAAGTGTTGTTTTGATAAGTGACATTTCATTCCCTATGAATTTACCAAAAAGAAAACAACTTTGTTCTCAAAAAGAGAACCAGGCGGTATTATGAGTTCACATTACAAGAGTGACGAGGTTGCTATGTTTCATTGTCCAGAATGCCAGCACGCTGCGCATGCTCGCACAAGCCGTTATCTCAGCAAGAACACCAAAGAACGTTATCACCAGTGTACTAACATCAATTGCAGTTGCACCTTCGTCACGATGGAAACGGTCGAGCGTTTCATCGTCACGCCAGCCAAAATCGATTTTGCGCCGCCGCATCCAGCGACTAATGGACAGCAACAACTCTGGCGTTAAGCAAACCCCGCTAAGGCGGGTTTTTTTATGCCTGCCGTCGCCACAACCAAAACACCGTCGCCATTTTGCCGCCACTGGCATAAAAAAAGGGGCTACGCTTTCACGTAACCCCTTGTTTTATTTGGTGGAGCTGGCGGGAGTTGAACCCGTGTCTTCAATTGTTTAACTTAATGATATCAATGGTTTTTTCTTGTGTGGTAACTTGTGCGTGCATAATACGTGTATTTCGTTGTCTAGCCACTGACTTTTGGAAAGGTTATTCAATCAAATTTTTACGAGTATAAGCGGCTCTAAGACTTGAGCAAGTGTCTCTAATTCGTACTATTTGCATGCAATCAGGTTTGAGTGGGCGATTATCAACATCAGTATCATAAGTCATTGCTTGACGTAATTCCTTGAATAATTTCGCCTTATACTTAACTCCTCCTGCTTTTTCTATTTCCTTAGCTATCGTTGTTAAGCTTTTAACCTCACGCACCATTTTTGCTAATGCGAGGGTTGAATTCTTACTGTTATTTTCAGCCCAAAATTCAAGAGCAAAATCCTCAAGCATTTCTAATTTTTGTCTAAACTCACCAATCCATTCATTATGGGCATCTTTCACTGAGTCACTTCGACTTTTTGTTGTTTGAAGATAAGCAACATAACCTGCTATTACCCAACCAACTAAAACTAAAAACCAAGTTATATACTGCGTGTCATCTTTAAATAATGAGCCGAATTTGCACCAAAAGTCAGCACTCCATGTGCATATTTGATCCTTATGAGTGGCCATATAAAATCCTTATTGCATCATCTATATACTCAGTTATCTCGTCTATTAATTCCGGTTCTTCTTCGGATTTGAATTTAATATTTTTTATGATCGCTGGATCAATGCCACGCCTCACAAGGCCACCGAAACACTCCTCTAAAAATGAGGAGCCATAGCCTTCAGTTCCATCAAGATCTATAGTTAGTTCTGAGGAGTGCTTAAGTTCCTTTTCAACCCATTCGCGAAAATCTTCTCCCGATGCCGGTCCTAATTTTTTGAAACGCGGCCCTGGGCAAGGGTATCTACTAGCAACTTTTATAATTTTCATATTATTCCGTTTCCACCTCGCAAGGAATTGTCCATTCAATTATAGTACCATTTACTGAACTTTTGTAATCTTTCAGTACCTCATTGATGATACCTGTTTTCCCTTTATAAATATAGCGCCCTTTAGATGAGAAAATGCCCATAAAACCATCACCTATTGAATCGATTACTGATTTTATATCATTTAACCCTTTGCCTCGATTGAGTTCACCTGTACGTGTCTCCTGCAGAGTGGTTGAGGCCTTAATATATGCGGAATCTTTTACGTTTGTTAACGAAACACCTAGTTTATTAAAAATACTTTTTAAGACGCTTACACCTTGCGTTTTTGGTAAAGTTGAAGGTATGCCTACCCCCTTATCACAAATTACAACCGTAAGCTGTTTTTCGTGAATGCCTGCGAATGTCCACCATTTTGCAGTATCATCATCCTCTGTATGCATAATGTCATCCACATAAGCATGCTCTACCGAATTAGACATGGCTTCAGTAAATCCTCTATAGAGTTTTTTGGATGATTTCTGCTCAAGTTCTTTTTTTATTTCTAACATCATATCTTTAGCTAGAAGTGGCTCTGAGCATGAGCCGGAAGTATATTTCCAAAATGTGACATCATCGTAGCTTTCGGTTTGTCTTTTTGATTTTCTTAGTAAATCATAGAACCCAACTTGGCATAGTATGCTCTCTATTTTCTTTTGTTTTGGATGAGAGAAGTTAATTGAGTTTAGCCCATGTTTGCTTTTTTTTGTCAATACATCAACTTCGGCTAAAAAAGAAAGCATAGCGGCAGCACTGATTTGTTCTGTTAGCGAAAAATCAATATACACACGATGATCTTTCATTATGCAATCACGAAGATTAGCTAAAAATTTATTCATCTTTTCAAAGTCATTATCTTTGTAATAATTAATTGACTCTGGGGCTGTGAATTTGATTCGCTTATTGCTTGTTATTAATTTCTTTTTTACTTGTAATGTTTTACGTGTTCGCTTGTAATAAGCGAGATTGCGTTTCGCTTTTTCAATCAATTCCCAGTTCGAGCTTTTGTAGTTGTTTAGTATCTTTTTTTTCAGTTTAGATACTTGGTTACGATATGTTTTTTTTGTGATTGTTGTTCTTTGCTGTTGATTCATCTGACTATTTCCATGTAAAAAATTTAAAACAATAATATTTCATAAAGTGGCCATTTTGTAGACCCAACATGAGGATTTTAGGCAAAAGTATCATTAAAAATGAATAGGCCTTTTCTCTTGTGGTGAGAATTTGAACAGTCCAAATGGTGTTAATTTCATTTAATGGCCCGGGAGATCTGTGATTGCTGCACGATTGAAGTACTCCCATCATACTCCGAGAGGTATCTACCATAGTGCCGGAACAGCATTTCTGGGCCTTTGTGCCCCATCTGACTAGCAAGCCAGAAAAGGTTTACACCTTGGCTGATGTGTCGTGTGGCGAACGTATGTCGCGTCTGGTAAGGGTTACGATAACGGACTCTAGCTTTTTTTAGTGTTGGTACCCATGCTTTTTTGCGGATTGCATCGGCATTCGCCCAAGGCTCTCCCGTTTTCGGATCGCGGAAAATGAAATTGCTTTTCATAAATGTGTATTGTTTCTGTGCCTGCAGGGCTGCCTGCGCATCACTGTTCAGCTCAACCTTACGGGTTCCGGCTTTTGTTTTAGTGCCTTTAAGTATCCCTACGACGCTGGCCATCTGCACGTGGGCGGTGTTTCCGATAAAGTCGATATCCTTCCAGCGTATAGCGCACAACTCAGAGCTACGCAGTCCGGTGTTGAATGCGAACCGGAACAGGTTTTCCCATTCCGGGTATTTGCAGTTCTGATATATAGCGAGTGTTTCCGAGGGCGTGAACGGGTCAACCTCGTAATCGTCGGCGCTCGGGCTGCTATCAATCATATGGTACCGGCTGGCGCTGATAAGGGTTACCGGGTTAATAGTTAGCAGGCCATCCGTTACCGCTTCATCAATGGCGCTGCGCAAAAATGAAAGATTATTCCTAGTTGTTTTCAGCTTTGTTTTCCGGCTGGCTATCCAGTTTTTAAGAACCGCAGGCGTAAGTTCCGACACATGAAGTTTATGCAGAGCTGACAGCGCCGACAGGCACTTTTTATAGCCGTTAATAGTCGAAGGCGACAAATTGCGGTTCTGGCAGATTTTCAGATATTCGTCTAAATAAGACTTAATATTTTTTGTTTTCTTCGTAACCCCAAATAACTCCATTTTTTTGGAGTTGGGGAAATACTTCGCATACTCAAAAGTACCATGAGCGATCTGATTTTGTATTTCCCCAAGCAGCCGCGCGGCGTACTTAACACCCCGCGCGTTTGCATCCATTTTGGAAAGAGGTTCACGACATAGAACCCCTTTATACGTAAAGGTGATTACCAGAGTATCGCCTGTTTTGTGATGGCGAATAGTTACCCCTCTTGGGAGAGATAATGATCCTTGTTCTTTCTTGCCCACTTTGATACCTCTACTAAGTCAATCCAGCGTTCTTTTACGCCGTCGACTTTTAATACATGTACTCCTTCCTTCCATAATCCCCGTTGTATCCGTTTGTTAACGGCATCCACCGTTTCTCCGGCCTCCCTGCAATAGGTCGATAGGGGAACGCAATCAAGACTCATAGTTAATTTCCTCTTGGCGTTCTACAAATACGCCGTTGATAACTCCAAGCGTCCAGATGAAGCGTCCAACTCCACGCCTAATGCCTTCATCTGGCTTTCGTACTATCTGCGCAGCACGCGTCGAGAAATCACGTCATGCTGCGCTTCCTGCGCACCTCTACGGCGCAGCCTGGCAGAAGCTGAACGGCAGAGGATTCGCACTGGTTGCCCCAGTGATCCCAACCTGGCGCCGCTGAACGGCTGAATAACTCGATGCGCGGCACGTCGCCATAAAGACGCTCTAACCGGTGGCGGGCCTCCCAGGGTTTCGCACTATGGCGGCCTAACGGGCTGTAGATAACCTGTTTCACGCTGGCATCTTTGCGTTCGAGCCCGGCGCCGCGGGTGGCGATAAGAAGATCCTCGGTGTTTGCCCGCGTATGGTTTCCGCCATTCATGCGCGTTTGCGCGTTAAGCAGGTGCAAAAAGTCGTGAAAATCCTCAATTTCGCCAGCTTCCAGCGCTTTATTGATGTGCTGCTCTGCCCGTTGGTTGAGTTTCACCCATGTAAAGCCCTTCATGGTGCGCACCGTAAAGCCCCAGGCTTCGGCAAGATCCATAGCTTCGCGGTTGTGGGTGCCGGTGTACCACATCGCCAAAACGGCGTTTTCTGCGGCCAGCTCCCACACTGGGAGGCGCTTCATATCGATCAGGCTCATGGTGTCGTAATGCCCGGCTGCCGCGCCGTTGCTTACGGTATTGCCATAGCTCCAGGCGGGATCGGCGTAGATAAGCGAATATTTCATCAATCCCCCCTGTATACCCCGCCATGAATACGGTGTGCTTCGCCGCTATATGGGCCGGTAAACCCGCCTAAATCCACATCAGCCCAGCGCAAGCGCAGACGATGGGGGAGGATTCCACCCGCTGCTACCGCCTGTTCTTCCTCGGTCGGTAGCGGCAGGGGTATCTCCACGCCAAATAAGGCGGCCTGATTAACAAGCCGGTGTAGTTCGATGCGCAGACGCCCACGAATGCGCTCATCTGGATCTACTGGTTTCGCCAGAATCTGCGCCAGCTGTTCTGTCGTTGGCTTCCCGGTGAGTTTCATCATGGCCTCCGATCAGAATGGGATATCATCGTCAAAATCATAAGCGGGCTCGCTCTGCTGCTGGCGCGGGCCGCCGCCGCTGTATAGCGGCTGTTGAGGCGGGCCCCAACCGCCGGGCTCGCCGCCTTGCTGGCTCTGCTGCTGGCGTTGCTGGCCGCTTTGCTGCCCCTGGCCGCCGCCGAGCATTTGCATAGTGCCGCCTACGTTCACAGCCACTTCTGTTGAATAACGGTCGCTGCCGTCCTGCGCCTGCCATTTACGGGTTTTTAGCTGGCCTTCGATGTAAACCTGAGAGCCTTTGCGGAGGTATTCCCCGGCCATCTCGGCGAGCTTCCCGTACAGAACGACGCGATGCCATTCTGTGGCCTCTTTCATTTCGCCGGTTTGCTTGTCGCGCCAGGATTCAGAAGTCGCCAGTCGCAGATTAGCCACGGCGCCGCCGTTCGGGAGGTAGCGAACCTCTGGATCTTGTCCGAGGTTGCCGACCAGAATCACTTTGTTAACTCCACGCTGCGCCATTGATTAAGCTCCTACTGTCTGTTGTTCGTTCTGCTGTCCGGCCTGCGCCTTTTTCAGCTGGTTGATTCGTTGCTGCATTGCTTCGCGAAGCTTGCCCTGGGTAGCTCCATCGCCTGCGCACGCTTTCCATGCACGCTTGTAAAGCTCATCGAGGCGAGCCCGATCCGTTGTCTGCCCGACCACCTTTGCGAAGGTTGTGTAAACTTCTGCGGGCGTAAGCTCTGCTCTTTGCTGCTGGCGCTGCTGCTGATTTCCACCCTGGCCTCGCTGCTGCTGGCCGCCGTTTCGCTGTTGATTGCCGTTTCGCTGCTGGTTGCCATTGCGTGACTGGTTACCGTTGCGCGGCTGCTGCCCGTTCTGGATCGCGTGTTCGTCTGTGTCCGGGTCTTTCGCGTCGTCGATGCCAAACAGCCCATTCAGACAGTATTTGCGGGCGTAGGAGCTGGTAGCGCCGGTTACCTGCGCATCATCCATGCCTTTTTTCGTGATGGCCTCGCGCGCTATGGCGCTGGCACTGTGTGAGTTCTCGCCGTCGGTGATGGTGGCGGTGGCCCTGATGTAGTAGCGGTCGCCAAGCTGGATCACGTCGTCGGTGATCGAGAGGAAAAGCCCCTTAAGCAGAGGTTTTACGGCGTTTAAAATGTCCTCGCAGCTGCGATAGCTGTAACCGCCAAAGCTATTAAACTGGCTTTTGGGCGCGTTAAGTTCGGCTTGAATGCTGGCAAGACGCGCGTAAAATTCCGGTTTGGTCATTGTTGTAACCCTGATTCTTTTTTCGTAAACTCACCTGGTCTTACTTCCCGGTGAGACTTGAAGCCCTCCTGCTGCATCCCTGACAAGACCGCAGGAGGCGATGAGAAACCCGCTTCGGCGGGTTTTTTGCTTAGTGGCCCGGCACTTGCGGCGCGCTATCCACTAACACTTCCACGATCTCTGCGCTGATGCGGGTTTTCGTGGTGAGCCTGTCCAGATAAAGCCCTTTTTCAACGTTTGCAGAAGCGCGCCAGGTGCGGCCGTCATGGCGGATCAGCATTCCGGGGCGAACGTGCGAACGGAACATGAAAGTAGTTACAGGGGCGGCTGCGTTATGCATGGCTGGAACCCTCCGCACGGGCTGGCATGGTGTGAACGGCTATAACCGGTTGCCCGTTCTCGTTATCGATAATGCGGAAGTAGAGCGCATCGCATACCGGGCAATTAGCCAGCGTGTCGGAACAATCGCCGACCGGCGGGATCATTGAAAACAGTGTCGATTTGCATTCCGGGCAGGCGAAATGCGCCAGCTCGCACCCTTCTGTCATTTGACGGCCCAGCCATTGCGCGTATTGCTCGTACAGCTTCGGGTGTTTAACTGCTACGTTTCCGATCTTCATTCCTTCGTTCCTTTCTTCATGCGCTGCTCTTTCTCTCGCTGCCCACAAATTCATTGCTGAGGCTTTCGCCCAGCGATACCAGTCACGCCCGGCTTCTTTGTAGGAATTGCCGAGCCTGACGAGTTCCCACGTCTCTTGCATCGCATCCGGCTTTTTATCAGCGATGGCCTGGCGGCCCTCGATCATCGCGTCGATTGCTTCGTTGATTTCCAGCGCTTCGGCGTGGGCAGCCTCTAATGCCTCACGGCGTGCTGCGTAATCCTTGCCGCCAAAAAACTCCGCGATGCGGCGGCGGTGATTGAGTTCAAGTGCCTCGGCATGGTCGCGGTCAATGATTTCCAGGCATTCATCTACAGCGCGGGCGAGGTCTAAAAGGCGCTCTACGGTGCCGTTAATACGGTTAGTAACACAGTCCTGAATAGCGGCCCACACTCCCGCAGTAACGCGACGGTTTGGCGAGTCGTACGGATTCATAAAGCCGTCTTTGGTGTGACGCAGTCCGATCAGCGTCATGTGTTTGCGGCGCAGGTCGATATGCACGGCGGCAGTAAGAGATTGCAGAGCCTTAAGCTCGCTAAAAGACAGGGTGCGGATATCAATCATCGTTTAGTCCTCTGGTTTGCCGTTGTCGCCCGGCTGGCGGAACATTTTTGATACTGGCGTTATGCCGATGGAGCAAATCCTATACCCATGAGTTTAGATAAACAAGTCTCATGGGTATAATTTTTTTGTGGCAGGGTTATCGAGGGAATAGCTTTAAGAGTTGTTCAGGGTATAAGCAGGGTGTGAATGCCCGCAAAAATCATTAACTATGCGAGCTTGACCATCGGGGAAGACTAATTTAAGTTGTAATGACTGTATATATATACAGTCGTTAATTTTGTGAAATCAACGTAATAGGAGGGAGAACATGCCTGATGCAATGTTGCGCACCGCGCCGGGAGTTTACAGAGAGGTAGTCCCGGCAAATCAGCATTGCCGGGTGCTCGGGGGGAAAATTTATCTTCGGAAAGAGCGGGCCATGAAGACTATCACGCCCAGTATTTCTACATTTTCGTCGATTGGAACAAGGCCAAGGCGTGAGTCTCCGACATCCAGATAGTTCTGCGGCCCTCGCGTGAGATATCTGTATGCCGAAGATTTGCCATTTATTCGTGCATAAACAAAATCGTTATTTACTGGAGATTCACCAGCATCAACAACTATCGTGGAACCCTGGGGCAGCTCGGGGAACCCTGTTTCGTAATTGAGCTTATAGGCTTTTGAATTTTTTGGGTTAATTGCTTCCGGAACAATTGCCACCCCTATTTGCTTTTCGCCCTCATCATAGAGAGGGAGAGCAATAGTTCCTTCATAAGCCACCGGGCTGACATTGCCAGCTTCAGCTTGCTCGGACTTCATACTGCCCACTCCATGCGCGAGCCATTCAGGGCGCACTCCCAAGGCTTTAGCAAGGTCAACGATCTTTGCTGAACTTTGTGTTCTTCCAGAAACAATTTTCCAAACCGTTGGCTGGGATACGCCAGCCGCCTCTGCAAGAGAAGCCTGGCTGAAGCCGCCAGCCGCCATTGCAGTTTCAAGTCTTTGAGAGAGAGTCGTTTTCATATCCTCAAATTATAACCGGGGGTTTAAGTAGTCAAATAACCATGGGATTGACTGACTCTATAACCATGAGTATTATTCAGAAGCCAATAACACCTATGGGTATTGATGATGAACGAGTACATTGCAAAGGCAATCGAGATCGCAGGCTCCCAAGCCAAGCTGGCCGAGCAAGTTGGAGTGTCACAAGTTAGCGTCTGCCGTTGGCTTAACAACAAGAAAAAAGTTTCTCCAGAGCGTGTCATCGCGCTTGCTAAGGCAACCGGAGGCGTTATCCAACCTTATCAAATCCGTCCTGATCTCCCGATGCTTTTCCCGCATCCCAAAAATTAAGTTTCCGCTTTGCGCGGGCATTTCCATCAAATGAGCAAGTAGTAAAAAGGAAGTATCAACGATGAAAAACACACACAAACGCACAGATAGCAAGGCGTTGAAATTTGAAACAATTATACGAAGTGGGATTGCGGCTCAAGGGGTCGCGCAAGTGGCAAAGCAGATGGGTATTCACCATTCCCAAATTAGCCGTATGCAGACCGGGAAAAATTGTTTCGTAGAGCGTGCCGCAAAGCTGTTAGCCGTTATCGGCTTCGATCAGTCAGAGGAGACGGTGATTATCAAGGGGCAACAAACAGCACAACTTGCTCAAGCACTTATTTCAATGCTGGACAATTTAAAGATCGAAGCCCCGGACTGCGCGAACAGTTCCGAGGCTTCTGAGTGCAAAAAACCTACCAAGTAATTTGCGAGGAAAGTATGACAAATCGTAGTCAGGTTTGCCACGTTGTTATGCGCAAACGCGCGCACAGAAATCAGGAGCGCGTCCTATGAGCATGAGTTTAATGGCAAAGGCAATGGGGATCAGCGTGGGGAACCCACTCCGAAAACTGGTGCTTATCAAACTCGCCGATAACGCGAACGATCGAGGTGAGTGCTGGCCGTCTTATCAGCATGTTGCCGACCAGTGCGAAATTGGGAGATCCACCGTAAAAGGCCATATTCGCGCACTGGAAAAAATGGGTTTGCTTCGCAGGGAGTACCGCAAAAACGGCCATCTGAACCAGTCAAACCTCTTCTATCTGACCTTAGATAATCCGGTCAAAAAAGCATCTGGCAAGGGTGGGGCAGGAGCTGCCCCAGGTCAGGAACTGCCCGATGGGGTGGGGCAGGGGCTGACCGGGATAGGGCAGGAGCTGCCCGGGGGTGGGGCAGGAGCTGCCCGAGGGGGTGGGGCAGGAGCTGCCCCCATAACCAGTCACTCTTTAGAACCAGTCATTGAACCTATTACGTCAGAGAACGCTACCGCGTCCTCTGGAGCCATGAAAAAACAGGATGATTTGGTTGTGGCTGTCAGACCCGATGCGGGAATACAAACACCGAAGGGCGATAAGTGGGGAACTGTTGACGACCTCCGCGCGGCTCAATGGATGTTTGCCAGGGTGCAGAATGTAGCCCCCGCTGCCCGCCAGCCAAACTGGGCGGCATGGGCTAACGATATTCGCCTGATGCGTGGAGCGCTGAAAGTCACCCATAGAGATATTTGCCAGGTGTTTGCCTGGGCGAACGAAGATCACTTCTGGCAGACGAACATTCTGAGCCCCGCGAAGCTGCGCGAGAAATGGCCGACCCTAACCGCGCAGATGATGCAACCATCACGGCAGCGCCCCGCAGCGCCGCAGCAGCAAACGCCGCACTGGAATAGCCCTGAAGCCTGGGAGGACGTTCTATGACCCAGCAACTCATCCACGCCATCGCGCGCCGTGACGGCCGGGAACTCTCCAGGCTGGACGGTAAATACCGGCCAACCCAGGAGCGGCCCGCAAAAGGCGTTGTTAATTCCGAGGCCGAACGTCTGGTGGATGCGCTGTTTCGGCAGCTTAAGCAGGTATTCCCGGCAGCGAACGCTACAAGCCTGCGCACCGACGCCGACGAGGCGGCCGCAAAACAGCAATGGATTATTGCTTTCGCAGAGAGCGGCATCACCCGACGGGAGCAACTGGCCGCAGGCATGAAGCGAGCACGCGCAAGCCTGTCGCCGTTCTGGCCCTCGCCAGGGCAATTTATCGACTGGTGCCGGGAAGGTGAGTTCGAGCTGGCCGGGCTGCCATCGGTGGCCGAGCTGCTGGGGATGGTGCGTACCTACTGCGCGCGGCGTGGGCTTTATGCCTCCCCGGCGGATTACCCGTGGCAGCAGGCGGCGCACTACTGGCTGGTTACAGGCCTGTATAGCGGTATGCGCCTTAACAGCTGGACAGAGCAGGAGCTGGCAGAGCAGGCAAAGGTTGGGCTGGTGAAAATGGCAAAGCGCATCGCCAACGGTGAAACCATACCGAAGCCTGTGGCAATGATCGAACAACCCAGGCCGCAGCCTGTTACCCGTGAGAGGGGGCTGGAGATCATCGCCAGAATCCGCCGAGACCTGCTGAAAAGCCGAGGAAAAATTGATCGAGGTGAACCATGACAGGACGCCAGGCCATTGAGCTGTATTTGAAAACTCACGCCACATTTACAAACGAGCAGGTGGCGGCCGCACATAACGTTAGCTGGGGCGCCGTAGCTTATGCGGCGCGCAGAATGGCTTATGAGGGAAAGCTGGTGGTGCAGGAAAGGCACCATAAATGGGCCATCTACCGCTACCCGAACCAGGACGGAGACGAGCCAATCAATACCGTTTTCGATGAGTGCCGGGCGAGCGGAGCTATGCGCAGGGTGCTTTGCGTATACGGCGCGCTGGCAGCTGCAAAAGTGTTTGATAGCCGCAATCAATCTAATAAAACAAGCACCCCAGGAAATATGCGGCGTTAAAAGCGTATTTAACCGGCCAAAATGAAGTGCTGGCGCGTTTTTTAAGGTGCCGTAACGCAAATGGGTGGAGAAAGATATAAAGCCCTCAGCGTGCTGATTTGGCCGGTTATTTCGTGTGGTTAATCAATAACCGGTTTTCTGGTTGTCACTTATTGCTTTTCAGAATGAGGCTTTCCCACGTTACAACTAATGTCCGAGGCGGAAAGCCCAAAATGACACATATTGTCTCTACGCGCACATTTCCGCACAATATCCGTGCGGTCTGAACAGCCGCAGATACTGGCGTCACTGGAGAAATCAACCGTGACGCACAAACACCAAAAAATCCTTTTCCCAGACCTGATCGCCGCTTCATTGGCGACCAGCGTTTTTTCACATTCAGCGTTCGGCCTCTACGGGGGTGCAGCGTGACCTTCCCGAAAGACGGCGTAAGGCTGCATAAATCCAACTTTGCGGCCATCGGCCAGCAATTACAGCCACTGCTGGATAAAGGCGAATGCTTTCGCCTGATCATCAAGCCCTGGCGCGATTCTCGCAGCCTCCCACAAAACGCGCTGGCACATGTCTGGTTTAGCGAAATCAGCGCTTATCTGATCAAGCGTGGTAAAGCCTTTGCCTCTCCGGAATGGGTTAAAGACGCGCTGAAGCATTCTTATCTCGGCTACGAAGAACGGGAAATGACAGACGTTATTACCGGCGAGAAAACCACGATCCGCTCCCTCCGGCACACCTCCGATCTCGATACCGGCGAAATGTACTTTTTTCTCACGCAGGTAGAGGGCTGGGCGCTGAACATCGGTTGCCGTCTCACCATTCCCGACGATTGCCAGTACGCGCAGTTGCGCGCGAAACAGGAGGCATAACCGATGCGCAAAACATGGTTTGAGCACACTGATTGCACCCTCACCGAAGCCGAGGAGCTAATGAGTCAGTACCGCAAGCGCGGCGTGGCGGTTGAGCGTTTTCTCTCTCCCGACTGCCGGAAATTTATTGTGCGCGTTCAGTTGCCGGAAAGCCGTCACGAACCGCGCCCCAGCAGAACCTATCAACAACGGATTTGGGGGTGATCGTGGCTGACTTACGCAAATCAGCGCGCGGCATCGAGTGCCAGGTGCGCATTCCGGGCATATGCAACCACAACCCCGAAACCAGCGTGCTGGCGCATATCCGCCTGCCTGATGCCTGCGGGATGGGGATTAAGCCGCCCGATCTGTTGGCGACAATAGCGTGTAGCGCATGTCACGACGAAATCGACCGGCGCACGCGGTTAACCGATGCGGAGTATGCGCATACATGCGCACTGGAAGGAATGGCGAGAACGCTGATTATCTGGCTGAAAATGGGGCTGATCAAATGACTTGCGATTATGAATTTACATTGCCATATCCGCCGAGCGTTAACGACTACTGGCGCAGGGGCAGGGGTATTACCTACATCAACAAGAAAGGGCTCCAGTATCGCCGCGACGTGGCGGAAATACTTCACATCCTGAAGCTCGACATAAACACCGATGCGCGGTTGAAACTACGCATTATCGCGAACATGCCGGACAGGCGCCGCCGCGATATCGACAACATTTTAAAAGCGGTCTGCGACTCGCTGGAGAAAGGCGGCTTTATGCAAAACGACTCGCAAATAGACGAGCTGAAAGTGGTGCGGGGCGAAGTGATCCCTGGTGGCCGCCTGGGAATCAAAATTACGGAGGTCGAGCAGTGAGAGCGCAGGCTTATGAATTTATCCGCCAGGAGCTGATCACGGCGACGGCTGACCTGAGCGGCAGCACAAAAGGCCAGCTGGTGGCGTTCGCGGAGAATGCCCAGCTGATCACCAACCGCTACAAGCGCAAGCCGCTTAAAGTAACCGACCCGGAGACGGGCGAACTGGTAGCCGTCTGGAATGAGCCCGTGCCTGGCGTGCAGTCGCGCGCCAAAGGCTCGCATATTCCGCTGGTGCTGCCGGTCGAGTATGCTACCGCAAGCTGGCGGCGCGCCGTGCTGGCGCTGGAGCCACACGAAACCGCCTGGTTGATGTGGTGCTATGCCGATGCCACTCGTTACGCCCACCAGGTAGAGATCGTGCGCTGGGGCTGGGAGGCATTCAGCGATCAACTGGCGGGGAAACGCATTGCAGCCAAAACGCTGGCACGCCTGCGCACGCTAGTATGGCTTGCGGCGCAGGATGTAAAACGCGAACTGCGTAACGGGCCGGAGGGATGCTATAAAGCTAAGGAACTTGCGCAGATGGCCGAGGTGTCAAAATCCACCTGGTCAGAGCAATACGCCGAACGATGGGCGCTAATGAGAACCGTATTTTTGCGGCTGGATGAGGGCGCATTACACAAGGCTCAAAGAACACGTTCGGCGCAAAAGAAAGCTAATTTAGGGAATGTCATTGCAAAACCGAACTAAATAGGCTACATTTTATGGAGATTTGATATTATCGCCGAAATTATAGAAACCCGCCTTTGAGCGGGTTTTTGCGTTTCTTGGGTTGATTTAAAACACATGCTCAACATCTTTTCGTTCGTCCTCAAGAAGCCCCGGTTGGTGCCGATAATCAAGTTTAAGTACGCAGTGTTACTCCCTACAAATGGCGCGTGGTAGAATCGTCAAAAATTCTACGTCGTGGGGTGGCAAGTGAATCTTGAACAAATTTCGAGCATGACTCTGAATAACCTCCAGATGCTGCTTGAGGCGACCGATTTGCCGCTAGCTGTCGGGCCAATAACCGATGCTGACTTCCAGGCCATGATGACTAACTACGCCGAACTTAACTGGGATTTTGCTTTTTCCACATATGGCAATAATCCGAATAAATTCGAGTTTTGCGTAAAGCTGGTTGAAGAAGCTAACCCGTTGCCTGCTGGTGCGGCAATGTGCGTGTACAACATTGAATTGAATAGCTTTGACATTTATTTCGTAGAAAGTTTTGTGCGAAATCGAGAAGATCATGCGCTACATGGAAGGATGCTTTTGATAACGCTATGGGCCTCATACCTTTTTTGCAGGGCTGTTGATTGCGACGTAATTAATGTGATAGAACCAGTGAACCAAGAGGTCATGAAGCACTACCAAAAATTTGGTTTTACTGGTGACACAGTATTGATGACCGCATCACTTGCTACATTGCGGGATGCCGTAATGAGCTATACTGCGAATTAGATGGACAAACTCTACACAAAAGGTAGAATGTTTGCCCCATCAAGAGGCAGTCACAGTGTGTGGCGCACGCCCCATTCAAGCCTTAGGTTAGGCTCCTGGAGATGAACATGAAACACCCACGTAAAGGCATCGCAGCATTAGAGCAGTCATTCCAGACTTCTGCTGTCTTTTCACGCATGGGAGTTGCAATGGAAGAACTTATGGCCGCAGCTCCGAACATGCTGAAACGGACAACCGTTGATGGCACGCAGGAATGCCACGGCAAACGGAAAGAAAGTAAAAAAGCTGCTTAACGATAAAGCTGTTCTTCCGAAACCCGGCAATGCCGGGTTTTTTTATGCCTAAATTTCGCTAAGAATCCTAACGGCTCGCTTCGGCGGGCCTTTTTCATATCCGCGCCACATCCGGCGCATGACGTTAATACCCATTATGACCGATCCCCTGACTGTATCAGCGGGCGTAGCTACCGGCACGGTTGGTATCACCATCGCCACGTTCTTCCCGGAAGCGACGCCCGCGGTGATGCTATGCTCGCTGGGCGGCGCTGCGCTTTATGTGCTGTCCGCCGATGAACACGAACCCTGGAAGCAAATTATCTTCGCCATCATTTCGTTTATTGGCGGGATGTACTGCGCAGGAACAGCGGCTGACATCATCACCGCATTAATCAATGCCGCGCTTCATAAATTAACGCCACCCGTTACCGTTAGCGTGTCGCGCCCTGTCGGCGCGCTGGTGGCTTCTACCATCTCTGTGACTGTCCTGCTACGCGTTCTCGCTCGCTACCGTACCCGCAAGGAGGAGGACAGTGAATGAACCTGGAAAATCTGCTTTTACAGGCTAACGCGCTGGTTTGTCTGATCACTATGCTGCGGCTGCTGGTTGTTAATAAGCGCGAGCGGAGCCTGTTTATCTCGCTGATCGCCTACGCGCTGATCCTCGCGTGTGGCTGGAAGGTGTTTCGCATCTGGACGGGTGCCGGTCAGACAGACCTGGCGCAGTTCGTGATTAACCTGTCGCTTTGCGTTTCAATCCTCTGCGCACGCGGCAAAGTGTCCAAAGTTGCAGGAGGTTTCAATGCAGACCAGTGAAAAGGGGCTGGCGCTGATTAAAGAGTTCGAAAGCTGCCAGCTCAAAGCGTATCGCTGTCCGGCAGGTGTCTGGACGATTGGCTATGGCTGGACACAACCGGTTGACGGTAAGCCAGTCCGCGCCGGGGTGGAGATCGACATGCCCACAGCGGAACGTCTGCTGAAAACCGGACTGGTTAGTTATGAAAATGACGTAACGAGGCTGGTGCGGGTGAAGCTGTCACAGGCGCAATTCGACGCGCTGGTTTCATTTACCTATAACGTTGGCTCCCGCAACTTTTCCACCTCAACGTTGCTGAAAAAACTGAACGCTGGCGACTATACCGGTGCCGCCGATGAGTTTCCCCGATGGAACAAATCACGCGGGAAAGTGCTGAACGGCCTGGTGCGTCGGCGCGCTGCCGAGCGCGAGTTATTTCTGTCATGAGCAAGCTGAACACCACCATGCTGGTGCTGACCCTGTTAGCCTCACTCGCTGCTTATCATTATCGCGGCCAGTTCACAAAATCACAGGCATCTTTAACCGAAGTTAATCGTGAATTAAATGATGTTAAAGATGCGAATAAAAAGATGCTGGAGAACCAGCGCAAACTTGCAGAGCTGGATGCTTGGTACACAGGAGAAATTACCCGTGTCAAAACTGAGAATGATCAGCTGCGTGCTGATGTCGCTAACGGAAATCGCCGGTTGCACCTCCACGCCACCTGTAAGCGAGTGCATAACGCCACCGCCGCCACCGGCAGCGCTTATGCAACCGCCCCCGGACTTGATGACTCCGCTCAACGGGATTATTTCACTCTCCGCGAGCGAATCGGAGATGTAACAAAACAGGTTTACGGCTTGCAGAGCTACATCAAAACACATTGTCCGGCATCGCAGCCGCGGCAGTAAAAAAATTTCCTCTGCGTGAAATTCTAAAAATGGCTTTGTTTGATACAAGCTAGGTACGCGCTGAGAAGCATCCAGTGGATCGCCGTATTACTGGTAGGGCACTCTCTCAAGTACCACGCCGCATAAGTGTACCTGAGAGCCACCTTTACTACTGCTTTTATCACAGGGCGCATTTGTGAGTGCGCCCGAGGTTAAGTTCTAACTTTAAAGGATTGCCGCAGCCCTAACAGTTGTGATTTCAGATAGGTAATCAATCCCCGCTGCGTTAATGCGAATAGAGTAAATTCGGATGTCCCAAGGTTTATCACGATCTGTGTAGGTAAAGTTGAATTCACCATCAATTAGTTGCTTGTCGTGTAGGTAAACAAGATGGCCGATTAAGGTTGTTTCATCGCCAACATCAGCCAAAAGCTTATCTAATTCCCATACAGGAAATGGGTAAGCATCCTGAAAAAAAGTAAGTATTGATTTGATGTGCTTTTTCTCAATTTTCATATGAACCCTCATAAGGATGTTATTTAATGGCACTCACCGACAAACAAGAAATGTTCTGTCGCGAGTACCTCATCGACTTAAACGCCACACAGGCGGCGATTCGGGCGGGGTACAGCGTCAAAACGGCTAACCGCACCGCCTCCGAAAACCTGTCAAAACCTGACATCCAAAACAGAATCGCTGAACTCAAGAATAAGCGCAACGAGGACGTGGGTATAAATGCTGCTTATGTGCTCCAGCGCTTAGTTGAGATTGACCAGATGGACGTGGCCGACATTCTCAACGATGACGGATCGTTAAAGGCTGTTAGCCAGTGGCCCAAATGCTGGCGTATCACGCTACAGGGCATCGACCTGGCTTCGACTATTCGCAACTTTGACGAGGGAACCGAAGAGACGATCCTCAAAAAGATTAAATGGCCGGACAAAGTTAAGAACCTTGAACTGCTTGGCAAACACGTAGATGTTCAGGCGTTCCGTGAACAGGTGAAAACCAATCACACCGTTGATTCACTTTCCGACCTGATGGATGAGCTTTCAGGGGGTGCCTGATGGCGCTTAGACCTGAACACCTCGCCCGGCTAAGGGATAAATTTTGGCGGCTTAACCACCTGTACTGGATCACCGATAAACGCGGGAAGCCGGTACGTTTCAAGATGACCCCCGAACAGTTGGCCTACTTCGAGGGGATGCATACACGAAACATCATCCTGAAGGCGCGCCAGCTCGGCTTTACAACGCTGGTGTGCATTATCCAGCTAGATGCCGCGCTGTTTGAGGGGGCAAAGTGCGCGCTTATCGCTCACACCCTCAACGACGCAAAACGACTATTCCGCGAGAAAATCAAATATGCCTATGATCGACTGCCTGAGGAAATCCGGGCGGCTAATCCTGCGTCTAATGATGCCGCTGGTGAGCTGGTTTTTAAGAAGGGCGGCTCGCTCTACGTTTCGACGTCTTTTCGTGGCGGCACGCTTCGCTATCTTCACGTTTCGGAGTTCGGGAAGATCTGCGCAAAGTACCCGGACAAGGCGCGCGAAATTGTCACGGGTGCTTTTGAGGCTGTTTCAAATGACTGTTTCACGACGATTGAAAGCACAGCAGAAGGCCGCGCGGGCTATTTCTTCGATTATTGCCAGCTTGCGGAAAAAGCGGCGCTATCTGGTGCGCCCCTCTCTCAACTGAGCTGGAAATTCTTCTTTTTTAGCTGGTGGATGAACCCCCAGTATGCAATCGACCCCGTAGAGCCGCTATCACAGCGCCTGCGCGATTATTTCGATGAGCTGGAGGCAAAGCATCGCCTTACGCTCAACGACCGCCAGAAAGCGTGGTATCAGGCCAAAGAAACCACCCTCGGCGACGACATGAAACGGGAATACCCCTCTATCCCTGCCGAGGCGTTCCAGCAGTCCGTTGAAGGCGCTTATTACGCGAAACAGTTCGCGTTCCTCTACGCACAGCGCCGCATCGGCCAGTTGCCGGATAACGATCACCTTCCTGTTTACACGTTCTGGGATATCGGCGTGGGTGACTCAACGGCGATCTGGTTTGTGCGCGTGGTGGGGAACGAGTTCCACATCATCGACTACTACGAGAACAGCGGCGAAGGGCTTCGCCACTACATGAAGATCCTCAAGGAAAAGGGATACACCTACGCCGAACACTGGGCGCCCCACGATATCGACAACCGCGAGTTTGCGAACGATGGCAAATCCCGCCGCCAGCTTGCGCGTGAGGGCTACGAGGTGGACGGCGAAATCTATTCCATCTCGTTCAGTGTGGTGCCGAAGCTCGGTGTTGCTGAGGGGATCGAGCTGGTGCGCGAAATCCTGCCCCGCTGCGCCTTTGACAGCGTGAAATGCGAGGAAGGGATAAGCCACCTGGAAGCCTACCGCAAAGAGTGGGACGCCAAACGCGGCTGCTGGAAAGACAACCCTTTGCACGACTACACCTCGCACGCTTCGGACGGTTTCCGCTACTTCGCTGTAGCGATGAGCCGCACCATGCCCGTGACGGATATCAACATAGGAATTGGGTACTGATGGCAGACCTGAATATTGATTTTCACCATCCCGCCTGGTCAGAGTTCGCCGACGAGTGGCGGCTGGTGGCCGACTGCGTGGACGGTGAGCGCGCCATTAAGCGCGAGGGCAAACGCCGGATGGTTTACCTTCCGCATCCCTCCAGCGACTGGCAGAAAAGCGATCCCCAGTGCATCCGTTACGATGCCTACGTGAAGCGTGCGCCGTTCCTGAATGCCACCGGGCGCACCTTGCAGGGGCTGCTGGGCATCGCGTTTGCCAAACCCTTAAAGATTGAGCTGACCGGCTCGCTGGATGTACTGGCGGGCGACGTTGATGGGCAAGGCTTATCACTCGATCAGCTTGCACGTGATGCCGTATCGCAAAACCTTCAGAAAGGCCGGGCTGGTATCCTGACCGACTACACCGGCAGCGGCGAGCAACCGCTGGCGCGTACCGGCCGCCCGCTGTTGAAACTCTACAAGGCCGCGCAGATCATCAACTGGCGCGTGACCAACGGCAAAACCTCCCTTGTCGTGCTGAAAGAGTGGGAAGCCGTGGATCTGCCTGACGAGTTCCGGCTGGAGCTGCGCATTAAGTGGACAGAGCTTCGCCTGATTGGTGGCAAGGCCCATGTGCGCATCTGGAAGCAATCCGCAGAGGACGGCGTGAAGGCTACCAACCTGACACCGATTCGCGACAAGGCGGGCATGACACTGACCGATCTGCCGTGGTCATGGATTGGCGCAGCCAATAACGACCATACTCCTGACGTTCCGCCGCTGGCGGATATCGCCTCGATGAACATCAAGCACTACCAGGCCGAAGCGGATATCGCCGAGATTGCCCACCTGTGCGGGAATCCGACCCCTACCGTTTCCGGGCTTACAGAACCCTGGGCAGATAAATACCTGAAAGAAGGGATTCGCATCGGCTCCACTACCGGCGTGCTTCTGCCTGCTGGCGGAACGCTCGATATCGTCCAGGCCGAAGATCGCAACCTGCCGATTGTTGTCGCTGAACGTCGCGAGAAACAGATGGCGATGCTCGGCGCGAAGCTGGTGGAGCGCGGCACCGCTGCCAGGACGGCCACGCAGGCCGCCGATGAGGCGCAGACCGATAACTCTATCCTGTCTCTCTGCGTAGGGAACGTGGAAGCCGCCATAAATCGCGCTCTCGCGTTCGCTGCGGCCTTTGCTGACGGTAGCGGTACGATTGCCATCAATAAGCGCTACGAAGTCGCACAGCTCGATTCTCAGGCCATTACAGCCCTGCTGGCTGCGGTGCAGTCCGGGAAAATGCTGCTGGTGGATTTCATCCGCTATATGCAGTCAATCGGCCTTGTCGATCCGACGGTGAGCCCGGAGGAAGTGGAAACCGCCCTGAGAGCGCAAAACGACCTTACCGGGAGCCTGAACGATGGCGGCGACGATTAACGACCAGCTGCGCGACGAGGCGATCAGCCATGCGCTCTACGTGGCGCGCTACGGCAACGGCGCTGCCCGCAAGATGATCCGGCTACTCAACGAGACCGACGCGATGCTTTCCGCCGAGCTGCTGAACGTCCTGGAGGGCGTGGACGCTGCAACGTGGAGCGAGCGCCGCCTGGCCTCTCTGCTGGCGTCTGTACGCCGCCTTAACCAGAAGGCATACAAACCCGTCACCGAAGCGTTGAAAGGCGAGCTGGTGGCGTTTGCAGAGCATGAGGCGGGCTATCAGCTGGACCTGTTTAAGCAGTTGCTGCCGGAGGCGGTGTTAAACCACGTCGAACTACAGGCCATCACGCCCGATCAGGTATACGCCGCCGCCGTCTCGCGACCGTTTCAGGGGCGGCTGCTGTCCGAGTGGGCCGCCAAACTGGAAGCCGACCGGTTGACCAAGATAACCAACGCGGTGCGCATGGGTTACCTGATGGGCGAAACCACGGAGACAATCACCCGGCGCGTGGTCGGCACCAGAGCGGCCAACCGCGAGGACGGGGCTATTCAGGAGAACCGGCGCAACCTGGCGGCAGTGACCCGAACGGCCATAGCCCACGTTGCCAGCACGGCCCGCCAGTCATTCGCCAGCGCTAACAGCGACATGGTGAAGGGCAAACAGTGGCTTTCGACACTCGACACGCGCACTACCACGATCTGCATTGTTCGTGACCGGCTTAAATACACGCTGGACGGGAAGCCAATCGGCCATAACGTGCCATACCTGCGCGGGCCGGGCAGGGCGCATTTCTGCTGCCGCTCTACCGAGACGCTGATCCTCAAATCCTGGCGGGAGCTGGGGATCGACGCCGACGAGCTGGACGCAGGCACCCGTGCCAGCATGGACGGGCAGACGCCAGGCGATACCACCTATTCAGAATGGCTACAGCGCCAGCCTTACGACCGACAAAAAGCCGTCCTGGGCAAAGAGCGCGCCGACCTGCTGAGGGCCGGGAAACTTAAGGTGCCCGACTTCTTTAACGACCGGGGGGAATTTCTGACCCTCGACCAGTTGCGACGGCTTGAGCCGCGCGCTTTCGAATAATCCCGAGGGGCTGCCAGTGGCGGCCCTTTTTCTTTCCTGCGGCCAGAGGCCGCGACCATCTCGACGGAGTTGATGATGTTCAAATTCAAGATTGATAAAGCCGCCTTTGACGCGCTGCCGGACGAACACAAAGCCATGTACCAGGAAGCCGGAGACGGTTACCAGATGGCTATTGAGGGGCTGCCGGACGTGTCTGGCCTGGAAGCCAAAGTAAACGAACTGCTGGGCGAGAAAAAGGCTGAGAAAGCCAAACGCGAAGCCGCCGAGAAGGCAGCACGCGAAGCGGCAGAGGAAAAAGCCCGCAAAGAAGGCGACGTGACCGCCATCGAGAATAGCTGGAAACAGAAGCTGTCCGACACGGAAGCGCGCTATCAGAGCCAGATCGAGAGCCTGAACGGCTCGCTGAACACGCTGCTGGTGGACAACGTGGCGCAGAGCCTCGCAACCAAATTAGCGGGCGAGGCCGCGCCGGTCATGCTGCCGCACATCAAAAGCCGTCTGGCGGTGGAAATGCAGGACGGTAAGCCTGTTACCCGTGTGCTTGATGCCAGCGGTAAGCCGTCGGCGCTGACCGTTGACGAGCTGGGCGCGGAGTTCAGCAGCAACAAAGCCTTTGCGGGCGTGATCATCGGATCAAAAGCAAGCGGCACCGGCGGCGCTGGTGACCCTTCGAACCCTGTCGGCAGCGCTGACGGGCTGGGCGGCAACGACCTTGTGAGCGAGGCCGCGAAAATTATTAAAAATATGGGAAATGAATAATGACTCTCCACATCTTCGAAGCTCAAGTATCTACAGCCGCCACCGAGCTGGTGGCCCAGCAGGTGCAGCGATTCAATGAGGCTTCCGGCGGCGCGCTGGTGATGGGATCTGGTGATCACATCGGTGATTACATCGAGCGCACCAGTTGGCAGCTTATCGGCGGCCTGGCGCAGCGCCGTAACGCATATGAGGATGGCGACCTGACCGCGCAGGAGCTGGGCCAGATTCTGGATCGCATGGTGAAAATTGATGGCCGTATCGGCCCGGTTTCCATCACGCCAACCATGATGAAGCGCATCGGTAAAAGCGTGGATGAGGCGTCTGCCGTGGTGGCTGCGCAGGCTACCGCGGCGATCCTCCAGGATTACCTTAACACTACCTGCGGCGCGCTGCTGGCGGCCATCAAAGGCAACACCGGCATGATCACTGACCTTTCCAGCGCTGAGGGCGTGAAGCCATCACTGGCGGGCCTGAACAAAGGCGCGCGCCCGATGGGTGATGCCTTCTCACGTCTGGTGGCATGGGTGATGGATGGCGCGACCTACAACGATTTCATCGACGAGTCGCTGACCAACGCCAGCCGCCTGTTCCAGATCGGCAACGTGAACATCATGCAGGACGGGCTGGGCCGCCGCTTCGTTATCTCTGATATCCCGGCACTGGCAGACGGCGACCTACAGCATGTTCTCGGCCTGACCGCTGGCGCTGCTGCGGTGCAGACTTCCCCACTTAACATGCTGGCGCAGCCGGTACTGGGCAAAGAGAACCTGAAAGCACTGATGCAGGGCGAATACGACTACACCGTCGGCCTCAAGGGTTATCAGTGGGCCGATAGCGATATTAAGTCGCCGACCGATGCGCAACTGACCACCTCCAAAAACTGGAAGAAAGTGCGCACCAGCGACAAAGACACCGCTGGCGTGCTGGTGACCTTCGGTAAGAAAGCCGAAGCAAAAAAGTAACGTCCGTAACTGTGAGCGGCCCGGATGGCGTGAAGGTGGGGGAAACCATCACGTTAACCGCTGCCGTTGAGCCTGCCGACGCCGAAAGCTACACCCTCGCATGGTCTGTTGACGATGAAGCTGTCGCGACCATCGACCCGAAAACCGGGGTAATGGAGGGTGTGGCCGCTGGCACCGCCGCCGCTGTCTGTACCGCGCAGAATAGCGACGGCAGCAAGGTAGCCAGCGAGGCGCACGCAGTTACGGTTTCAGCATCAGAGTAACGCTTAAGGGGCATCGGCCCCTTTTTTCATGGAGATCCCCATGATCGATAACGACCCGACTTCCCCGACGTTTAACAGCTATGGCGACGTGGCGGGCCTGCTGGCTTTTGCTTCTTCCCGTGGTTATGACGTGCCGGAGGAATCGGCGGAAATGCTGCTGTTTCAGGCGCTCGACTATCTGAACATCCAGCCGTGGGCAGGAAAGCAAGCGAAAGCGGGCCAGCCGTTGCCATGGCCGCGTGCAGGGGTAACGATAGGGGGTGAGCCTTTCCCCGACGATCAAATCCCGCAGGCGCTTATTCAGGCGCAATACCGGCTTGCTGTTTCGGCGCAGGAAATCGACCTGATGCCGGGCTTTGGCGGCGCGCAGGCGCTGGAAGAAGCGGTGAGCGGCGCGGTTTCCATCAAATACAGCGAGCAGACGCTGGGAGCCGGGGTTTATTTCTCCTGGCTGCGCCCGCTGCTGGGGGATCTGCTGGGCGCCGGGGCATCGTCCGTTAACTTTCGCGTGATGAGGGATTGAGCCATGCCGATCAGTTATCCGCGAATGAGGGCGACGGCTAAAAAGTTACTGAGCGGCAACGGCACTACCTGGAAGATCACCCGGCCTGGCGGGGTTGAAGTGATCGCCGGGGTGGAGCACATCCGGCCAGAAACCCGCTTTGATGCCGTCGGCGTTCGCAGTGATTACAAGCCCGCAGAGGTGGACGGCACGCTAATCATCGGTGGCGACGTGCGGATCGTCTTTACCGCCGATCAGGAGCTGCTGGTGGGCGATCTGGTGGATATCGACGGCACGCAATACCGCATCGTTAAGCCGAACCCGGTTAAACCTGCCGATCTGCTGATCTGCTACCGCGCGCAACTGAGGGCATGACATGAGCGAAAACGCCGCCTTTATGGCCTCCATAAACGCATTTGTGGACAGGGCGAAAGCCAACCAGGAGTTAGTGGTGCGCGCGGCCAGCCTGCGCATTCTGGCGCGCCTGGTGCAGATGTCACCCGTTGATACCGGGCGCTTTCGCGGTAACTGGCTGGTGGGCTTTAACAACGCGCCGGACGGCACGCTAGCAACGGTCGATAAGACCGGCACCGAAACGATAGCCCGCGGCTCGCTGGTGATCGAGCGGTTTAAGGTGGGCATGACGTCGGTTTACTTTACCAACAATCTGCCCTACGCCTACGCGCTGGAAATGGGTCATTCACAGCAGGCACCGGGCGGCATGGTGCGCATCACCGCCGCTGAGTTTCAGCGCTTCTTTGATGCCGCAGCGCGGGAGGTGCGAACGTGATCCCCGATATCGGCGCGGCCATGAATGCCCGGCTGGGCGCATGGGCCGACGGCCAGAAAATCCCGCTTTTCATCGAGAACTGCCCCGGCGACAAGCCCGCAGGCATTTTCCTGGAATCGTTCGATATGCCCGCCACGCCGCAGACGCTCGATCTCGGCCTGACCTGCCACGTTTACCCGGGCGTTTTTCAGGTGAATGTTGTTGTTCCGGTCGGCAGCGGAACGAGTGTCGGTCGCGAGCTGGCGCGCCAGGTGGCGGCCCTGTTCCCGGAGGGGCAGAGCGTGCAGGGCGACGGCTTCGCCTGCTGGGTGAGCGCTCAGCCTGCTATCTATGCGGGCGTGCTGAACCCACGAAACACCCGCTACTCAATCCCGGTAAGCATCCCTTACCGCGCTGACATTTCCAGCTAACCCGGCACCCGCCGGGTTTTTTTATATCCATTTTCACAAGGAGGCCAGAATGGGCTTTCAACTTCCTAACGGCTCGACCATTCAGGTGGGCTCTGAGTTCGGCGATGAAATCAAAGTCACCGCTGTTTCTAACGCCAAAGGCGCGGTTTTCACCTGCGCAGAGGGCCACGGCCTGAAAACCGGCGACGAGGTGCTGATCACGTCCGGCTGGCCGCTGATTAACTACCTGGCGGCGCGCGTCTCTGACGTTACGGAAAATGACGTAACGATCGGCATCATCGATTCCTCTGATGAAAACTTTTTCCCGAAAGGGAACGGCGTCGGCTCGCTGCGCAAAATCACCGCCTGGACGCTGATCCCGCAGATTACCGAGCTTTCACAGTCCGGCGGCGATCAGCAGTATATCCAGATCCAGTTTCTGGAGGATGACCGCCAGCGCAACCTTGCGACCTACAAGGCCGCGAAAACGCAGACCATCACCCTGGCGCATGATTCCAGCCTCCCGATCTACGAGGTACTGAAAAAGGCCGACCGCCGCGGCGACACGCTGCCGCTGAAAATGTACGTGCCGAAAGCCACCGAAACCCGCTACTGGAGCGGCACCCCGTCGTTTGACCCGCAGCCGCAGACCGCCGTTAACACCGTCGAGACGGTGCAGGTTTCGTTTGCCGTTAAGTCGATGGACATGGCGTTTTACAAGGATCAGGACGCCAGCGCCCCTAAGCCATGATCCCGGCGCTTAACTGCGCCCCGCAAGAAATCTCCCTTTAACCCGCGAAATACAGCCGCCCCGGCAACGGGGCGCTAAGGAACCTAACATGACGACTAAATTTGCATTGCACCCGAACCCGACCTTTAAAGCCGACGTGAAGATCCCGCGTGCCGGTGATGATGATGGCGTGCTGACCTTCACGTTTAAACACTACCCGCTCGATCAGCTGGCGCAGCTGGAAAATATCGATGAAAAGAACGCCATCGACTTTTTAACCGATATCACCACCGCCTGGGCGCTGCCTGACGAGTTCAGTCGCGAGAATCTGGAAACTCTCCTGAATAACTACCCCGGCGCGCTGAAGGCCATCACAGAAACCTACTATCGCGAACTGCTGGGCAACCGCGAAAAAAACTAATCCGGGCTGCCTCCGCGTTCTATACGCCTGACCCGACCGCCGATGAGCTGGCCGCCTTTGGCCTGACGGCGGACGACTTCGACGACGAAGTGATCGAGGTGTGGCCCGACTGCTGGGATGCGTTCTGTATCTTCCAGGCGTGCGCCACGCAGTGGCGGGCCGGGGCAAACGGCGCAACCGGCCTTGATTACAACGTCCTGCCCTGGCTGATGAAGTTACACGGCGTAGAGGACGAGGCGGCAGCCCTGCGGGATATCCGCGTAATGGAGCGCGCCGCACTGAACACGATTTATAAAGATCAGGGGGCGGAATGAGTGATATCGCCACAATTTCCCTTCGCGTAAACACCAGCGACCTGGATCGAGGAAACCGGGCGTTAGCTGACTTCCAGCAGGCGGCCGGCAGCGCCGCGAAGGGTGCCGACGACCTTAATTCCAGTTTCCGGGCTGGTGCCGAGAGCCAGAAAAAAAGCTCTGCGAGCCTGCGCGAGCAAAAGCAGGAATTACAGGCGCTGCTGAATAAAATCAGCCCTGTAAACAAGGCGCTGGATGAGCTGGACACCATCCAGCAAAACCTCGCCAGCTTTCGCGGCAAATCTCTGGTAAGCCTTGAGCAGTACGAGCGCTACAACGAGATTTTAGAGACCACGCGCACCAGATTACTGGAAACGCAGGACGCGGAAACGGCAGAGGGGCGGGCGCGACTGGAGCAGGCCAGGGCGGCGCAGCGTGCCGCGGCAACGGCACAATCCTTTGTATCTTCGTTAGAGGATCAGGTAAACGCCATCGGTAAAACCCGGATCGAACTGCTGGAGCTGAAGGCGGCACAACTGGGCGTAGCCCAGCAGACGGCGCCGCTTATCGCCAGGCTGCGCGAACAGGACGAGGCCTGGAAGAAAGGTGCAATTAGCGCTGGGCAGTATCAGCAGGCGATGCGCATGTTGCCGATGCAGATCACCGACGTGGTGACGTCTCTCGCATCGGGAATGCCGGTCTGGATGGTGGCTATTCAGCAGGGCGGCCAGATCAAGGATTCTTTCGGCGGTATTGCCGGAGCGCTGCGGGCGCTCATGACGTTCGTCACGCCGCTAAATGTAGCTATTGGCACCGCTGCGGCAGTATTCGGCACGCTTGCCTATAGCGTACTCAAGGCGAATGATGAATTCGTTAAGATCCGCGAAAGCATTGAAAAAACGACGGGGCTTAGTGGTGACTTTTCCGACAAGGTGGCCTTAAGCGTTCAACACCTGGCCGACGTATCCGGCCAAAGTGCTGACGATGTTGCAAAGGCATACATCACCACCAAAGACAGCGCCAGCGACGCTATCGACAAGTTGATCGATGTGGGGATGAACTATGAGCAGGCTGTGGCGAGAGTTAAAGAATACAAGGACGCATCAAATTTCACCGCTCTGAACAACATCATCGCCGACCACCAGCAGAAAGTGGCCGCCCTCGGCGATACCTGGCTGGGTGTTGCCGCTAAAAAAGCTAAAGGGCTGGCGATTGGCACGCTGGCATTCTCCACTGGTGCAATGTCAGATATTCAGATGCGCCAGGATGAGATTAAAGGGGCAAGCGTTCGGCAGCGCGCTCTGCAAACGCAAAAGGACATGGAAGAAGTCCTGAAGGCGAGTAGCAAGCACGTCAAGGCGGTTACAGATGAAACGGAAAAGCAATTCTATTCGACCAACCGGATAGCCAATGCGCAGCGCGAGCTGAACCAGTTACTGGAAAACCAGAAAACACTTGCGGGAACCGGCAACGAGGCGGCGCAGAAACAGGCGCAATATCTCATAGACCAGAAGCGGAAAGAGATTAAGCAGCTTCAGGATCTGGAGAACAAAAAAGACAAGCCGAAGGGAAGCGGCACTATTGAGCGTTCATCCGATAATGCCCAGCGCGACCTGCTGGCGCTGCAAGCCGAGCTGGACGTGTTGCAAAAGCACCGCCAGGCGAATGACGTTATCAGCCAGCAACGACGCAACCTCTGGAAAACTGAATCTGAAATCGCCATTTTGACCAAAAAGGCGCAGGAAGAAGGTTTAAGCCAGCAGGAGCAAATCACTCTTGCCGCTGACAAGCAAACACTGGCCTATCGCCAGCAACTGGCAGCCCTGGGCGACAAGGTGGAACAGCAGAAGAAGCTTAATCAGCTTGAGCAGCAGGCGACCAGATTTGCCGAACAGCAGGCAGCAAAGCGCGCTGAAATTCAGTCCAAAATGGATGGGAAGTCGAGCCGGGAAGCTGAGCGTGACGCCGAACGCGACCGCATCAATACAACCTACGCTGCAAACCCCGAGGCGCACAACCGGGCGATACAAGAGCTGGAGGCCACCTATCAGAAAGAGGACAAGCTACGCGATGACTGGAGAGCTGGTGCAAAGGTGGCGTGGGCTGACTATGAGGACAGCGCAACTAACACCTTCCAGCAGGTTTACGATTTCAGCCAGAACACCTTTACCGGAATGACCAGCTTCTTGGTAGACTTCGTTACCACTGGGAAAGCCAGCTTTAATGATTTTCTGTCTGATGTGCTGAAAGGGCTTGCGCAAATGCTCGTTAAGATGGCTGAAGTTCAGGCCATGAAATCAGCAATGGGCGCTTTAAAGGGAACGGCAATAGGTGACTTCTTCGGTTTTGCCACTGGGGGCTATACCGGCCCCGGCGGCAAGTACGAGCCAAAGGGGATTGTCCACGGCGGCGAATTCGTATTTACGAAAGAAGCCACCGAACGAATTGGCGTTAACAACCTTTACGCCATGATGAACGGGGCGCCGGGCTATTCTGATGGCGGTTACGTTGGCAAGGCTCCGCGCGCCGGGTTGACTGGCGGATCTGGATCGGTAATTGTTCAAACTTCCGTTACGGTTAACCAGAGCGGTGGCAGTGACGACCAAAAACAGCAGAGCCAAAACTCGGCGGCTGTTCAGCGTGCTTATCAGCAAACCATCAACGAATCCATCCGCGCAGGGATCATGAAAGAGACGCGGCCAGGCGGCATTATCTGGAACGCAACAAAAGCCCGATAAATTGACCGCCCGCAAAGAGTTGGGCCAATGCCGCGCTAGGCTTTCCGGTTGCACAAATTAAAACCAATGATACCGGGAGGAACGATGAAAAAGATTGGATGCGCTGTTTTGGCCGTTGGCCTGATTTGGGCCGTTATTGCCTTAAACATGGATGTTACCGTGCTTACCGAAAGCGGGAGAAGGGTTAATAATCTGGGGCTTATCGCCTCGCGGCAAAATCATATCTTCATCGGTGCCTTTATAGTGCTTTGCGGCTTGCTAATGATCTTGTTTGGCAAAGGTGAAAGTGAAAAGCAGGTTAAATGTCCGTTTTGTGCCGAGCCAATCAGCCCAGAAGCCCGCAAATGCAAACACTGCGGAAGTGCGGTTGAGCCTGCAAGTGTGGCAGCGCCGGAGCGCGAGCCGGTCGGGGCTGACTTCGTGATCGGCGAAGGGGAAGCCGCTGAACTGAACCGCGCCGCCGTTAAGGCTTTGGCCGCGTCCTATGTTGCCCGGATGCCTCGCCAGCAGGCAAGCGTGATTATGGCAAGCAACGAGCAGGAAATTAACCAGCTTCGCGCCGGGATGCCGCAACTTTGCGCCGAACGGTTTGATGCCGCGCTGGAAAGCGAGCTAACGGCGCTACAGCACGTATGGGGCGCTGCAAAACCCTGAAATACATTATTGACCATCAGACCCGCCCACCGTGGCGGGTTTTTTATTGCCCGGAGGAAACCGGATGGCAATCGAAACCTTTAGCTGGCCGACGCAGATCCAGGCGGGGATGCAGGGCGAATACACAACCACCGTTCGCCGCGCAAAGTTTGGCGATGGTTACGAACAGGTGGCCGCCGACGGCATCAACCCGGAGTTTCAGAGCTGGCCGGTCGAGATGAGCGGCGCGAACAGTGAGATGCTGGCCGTGCTGGCTTTTGTGCGGCGTCACGTCGCGAAATCCTTCATCTGGACGGCGCCGAACGGTGAAACGAGCCTCTGGCGCGTCGATCCTGAATCAATCCGTTCCGCGCCGCTTTCCCGCAACGTAATGACCATCAACGCAACATTCAGGCAGGCATACGCACCATGACCACCACCAACCGCCCCGAAAAACTTTACCGTGATTATCAGCAACTGGAGCCAGGCAACACGATCCGGCTGTTTGAGGTGAGCGGCGAGTCTTTCGACATGCCCGACGTGCTGCGCTTCCATGCCTACAACCTGCCGCACACCGCCGACGAAATTGCCGCGGCGGGTGGCGATGAAAGCAAGCTGGCGGCCAAATCAATCTGGTGGCAGGGAGAAGAATATTCCGCCTGGCCGTGCCAGATAGACGGCATCGAGGCATCAACTGACGGCAGCAGCGCGCAGCCAAAGCTTACCGTCGCGAACTTGGATACCTCGATCACTGCGCTTTGCCTCGCGTATGACGACCTGTTCAGAGCGAAGGTGACGATCCGTGACACGCTGGCGCAGTACCTCGATGCGCGCAACTTCCCCGACGGGAACCCCACGGCAGACCCGACGCAGGAGATCCGGCGCGTTTATTACATCAACGGCAAATCGAGCGAAACGAACGAGGCCGTGGAATTTGTCCTGTCCAGCCCGATGGATCTGGAAGGGTTACAGTTGCCACGTCGTCAATTGCACTCCCTGTGCACATGGTGCATTAACGGCAAGTACCGCAGCGGCGATGGTTGCTCCTACGCCGGAACACGCTATTTCGACCGGCTGAATAACCCCGTTGACGATCCGGCGCTGGACGTCTGCAACGGTACGCTGACGGCCTGCAAGCTGCGATTTGGCGAGGCGCAGCCGCTCGACTTCGGCGGATTCCCCGGCACCAGTCTGATCAGGAGCTAAACATGGATGAAACACTGGTTCAGGAGATCAAGCTGCACGCGGCGCAAACCTACCCGCAGGAGTGCTGCGGGCTTGTCATTCTGCAGGACGGCCAGCCGCGTTATATCCCCTGCAGAAACACCGCAGACAACCCGGCAGCGCATTTTCGCATCGCGCCGGAGGATTACGCCCGCGCCGAAGATCAGGGCGACGTGGTAGGCATCGTTCACAGCCACCCTGACGCCACCAGCCAGCCGAGCGAGCTGGATAAGGCGCAGTGCGACGTTACAGAGCTGCCCTGGCATATCCTGAGCTGGCCTGAGGGCGATTTACGCACCATCTACCCGCGGGGTGAGCTGCCGCTGATTGGCCGCCCGTTTGTGCTGGGCGTCTATGACTGCTGGGGGCTGATTATGAGCTATTTCCGGCAGGAACACGGGATCGAGCTGCGCGACTACCGCGTTGATTATCACTGGTGGGAAGCCGGGCACACGGAAAATTTTTATCAGGATTGCTGGTATGAATGCGGTTTCCGGGAGTTCGACGGGCCGCCGCAGCCGGGCGACATGGTGATCATGCAGGTAAGAGCGCCGCGCTGGAACCACGCCGGGATTTTGCTGGAGGGCAACATGCTGTTGCATCACCTGTACGGGCACCAGTCGGGGCGCACGCCTTACGGGGGCTACTGGCGTGAACGAACCATGAAGATTGTGCGCCACAAGGATCTGATGGGGGAGGTATGACGCAGACATTAACGAAAATCGAGCTGGGCGGCGCTCTGGCGCGCCAGTTTGGCAAGACCCACCTCCGGGCCGTCAAAAGCACAGCGGAGGCCGTGAGGGCGCTCTGTTGCACGATACCGGGCTTTGAGAAGTTCCTGAACACCAGCAAACAGCGCGGGCTGGCTTATCACGTATTCCGGGGCAAGAAAAATCTCGGCGTGGATGAGCTGGGCTTTCCCGTTACCGGTGAGGTGATCCGCATCGTTCCGGTGATTATCGGCAGTAAAAGCGCAGGCATCGGGCAGATGATCTTTGGCGCGGTGCTGGTGGCAGTGGGTGCGGTATTGAGCTTTACACCGTTCGCTGCCGCGTCGCCGTGGTTTTACAAGATGGGGGCCGCAATGGCCCTTTCCGGTGTCGCGCAGATGTTGTCACCGCAGACGCCGGGCCTCGCCAGTAAGCAGGACGCCGACAACCGCGCTTCTTATGCGTTTGGTGGCGTGACCAACACCGCCTCCCAGGGCTACCCGGTGCCGCTTCTTTACGGCAAGCGCCGGATAGGTGGGGCGATTATCTCCGCAGGCATTTACGCCGAGGATCAGCAGTAAGTTAAGCCAGATAACAGGCCGCCTCCGGGCGGCTTTTTTGTGGGCGCGATATGACAGAAAAAACGATTCATGGCGCAAAAGGCGGTGGCGGCAGCCAGCACACGCCGAAAGAGCAGGACGACAACCTGCTTTCCGTCGCCAAAGCCAAAGTGCTGGTGGCGCTGGGCGAAGGGGAGTTCGACGGCCAGCTTGATGGCAAATCCATCTTCCTGGACGGCACGCCGCTGGTGAACCCTGACGGGAGCGAGAATTTCCCCGGCGTGAAATGGGAGTTTCGCCCCGGCACGCAGGCCCAGGAATACATACAGGGTATTCCCGGCGCCGAAAACGAGTTCCCATTGTCGAATATGCAGATCACCACGGAAAAGGGCTGGACGCGCACCTTTGACGACGCCACGCTCTCCGCCGTTCGCCTGCGCATCAAGTGGCCGCAGCTCTTTGAGCAGAAAGATAACGGCGACATGGTGGGCTACACACTGGAATACGTGGTTGAAATGCAGGTTGACGGCGGGAGCTGGCAGCAGGTGCTGAAAACGGCGGTATCCGGCAAAACCACCAGCGGCTACGAGCGGAGCCACCGCATTGATTTACCCGCCGGTAAAACGTGGAACATTCGCCTGCGCAGGCTCACCCCGAACGCGAACAGCGCACGCATCGGCGACACCATGATGCTGGAAAGCTACACCACCATTATTGACGCGAAGCTGCGCTATCCGAACACCGCCTTACTCTACATGGAATTTGATTCGAGCCAGTTTAACGGCTCTATTCCGCAAATCTCCTGCGAGCCGCGCGGGCGCGTCATTCGCGTTCCTGCGAACTATGACCCCGACACCCGCAGCTATACCGGCACCTGGGATGGCACGTTTAAATGGGCGTGGACGGATAACCCGGCCTGGGTGTTTTACGACCTGGTGATTACTGATCGCTTCGGACTCGGCGACCGGCTGGACGCCGATAACGTGGACAAATGGGCACTCTATCAGGTGGCGCAATACTGCGATCAGATGGTGCCGGACGGCAGGGGCGGCGACGGCAAAGAGCCGCGCTATATGTGCAACGTCTACGTGCAGAGCCGGGCCGACGCATTCACGGTTTTGCGCGACTTTGCGGCCATCTTCCGGGGCATGACTTACTGGGGTGGCGATCAGCTCGTTACGCTGGCAGACATGCCGCGCGATGTTGATTATGTCTACACGCGCGCGAATGTGGTTGAAGGGCGCTTCACTTACGCCAGCAGCACACTAAAAGCCCGCTACTCAACCGCGCTGGTGAGCTGGTCTGATCCCGATAACCAGTACGCTGACGCGATGGAACCCGTATTCGAGCCGGATCTGGTTAACCGCTACGGCGTTAACCAGCTTGAGATAACCGCCATTGGTTGCACCCGGCAGAGCGAGGCCAACCGAAAAGGCCGCTGGGGCATCCTGACGAACAACCGTGATCGCATCGTGACGTTCGCGGTGGGGCTGGACGGCAACATCCCGCTGCCCGGTTATATCATCGCCGTGGCAGATGAAATGCTTTCCGGGCGTGTGATGGGCGGCAGGATCAGCGCCGTGGATGGCCGGACGGTGACTCTCGACCGCGTGCCAGCGGCGAAAAAAGATGATCGGTTACTGGTGAATCTCCCTGACGGCACCGTGCAGGCCCGCACCATTGCCGCTGTTTCCGGTAAGGCTGTGACGGTCACCGCCGCATGGGAAACCACCCCGGACGCCGGAGCGTGCTGGATGATTGAGAGCGATGATCTGTACGCGCAGCAGTACCGCGTTACCAGCGTGACGGATAACGGCGACGGCACTTATACCATCAGCGCGGCCTGGCATGACCCTGATAAATATGAGCACATCGATACCGGCGCAATCATTGATGAACGCCCGATCAGTGTCGTGCCGCCGGGCCACGTCGCCGCGCCGCAAAACGTGAAGATTGAAAGCTTCACGGTGATTAATCAGGGCATGGCGATCCAGACCCTCCACGCCACCTGGGATGCGGTTGAAGGGGCTATCGCTTATGAGGCCCAGTGGCGGCGCGATAACAACAACTGGGTGAACATCCCGCGCTCCTCGGTCTGCGGCTTCGATATCGATGGCATTTATGCCGGTGATTACCTGGTGCGCGTGCGCGCGATTAACGCCGTGGAAGTCTCCAGCGTCTGGGGTTATTCAGAGTTAACGACGCTGACCGGCAAGCAGGGGAACCCGCCAAAACCGGTTAACTTCTCTGCCGAGTCGCTGAACTGGGGCGTGCGCCTAACGTGGGGCTTCCCGGCTGACACCAGCGACACGCTCAAAACCGAGATTCAGTACGCGGTTAACGGTGACACCGAAAACCCGCTTTTGCTGGCTGATGTGCCCTATCCGCAGCGCGATTATTCACAGCTCGGCCTGAAAGCCGGTGAGCGGTTTATGTACCGCGCGCAACTGGTGGACAGAACCGGCAACGAATCCGGCTGGACTGACTGGATCGACGGGATGGCTAACGACCAGGCGAGTGATTACCTGGAAGATATCGCTGACGACTTTCTGACGAAAGAGGACGGCGAGGCGCTGGTAAGCCAGATAACCCTCGACCCGGAAGCCATCCTGCAGAACGCCCTGAGCAGTCACGACACGGTTAAACAACAGTGGAAGCAGTACGGCAAAAACCGCGCAGGCATCATTCTGGCGCAGACGCTCGCCTCTGATGCCAGTAAATCCGTTGCGGCGCTTGAAACCACTGTTAACGCGAAATTTGAAGACTTCGAAGCCACGGCCTCCCGCCTGGAAAAAGCCACGGCAGACAACACATCAGCCATCAGCGAGATCAACGATACGGTCGTGGCGCAGTTTGGCGAGGTGGCCGCTGCGGTAGAAGGCAAAATGGATGCGTATGTTGACGCCAACGGCGGCTCGGCCATCTACACCATGAAAACCGGCGTGGAGTACAAAGGGAAGTATTACGATGCCGGAATGTCGGTGGCTGTCACCATCAACGGTGCGCAGGTTGATACCCGTTTTGCTGTGAATGCCAACCAGTTTGTGGTGATGAGCGGCAGCGGCGATAACCGTTATTCACCGTTTGCGGTGGTAAACGGGCAGGTGTTCATGAACAGCGCCTTTATTCAGGACGGTACGATCACTAACGCCAAAATTGGCGCGTTTATCCAGTCGAATGACTATGTGGCCGGTAAAACCGGCTGGACGATTAACAAGTCGGGCGCCGCTGAATTTAACAACGTGACGGTGCGCGGAACCATCGTCGCCACAGAAGGGCGTTTTTCCATGACGGGCGCCGGTAACACTGTGGTTATTAACGGTAATGGTGTGACTGTCAATCTGGCTAACGGTGGCCGTATTATTCTGGGAACGTGGTAACAATGCCAAGCGGATTATATATCGACCTGAAAGATGGCGGCCCGGCGATGCAAATCACAGCGGGGCTTCGCTGCCCATCTTATTGTGGTTACACGTCCGGGCATGGTTTTAAATACACCATTCCGGGGTATGTGAGCGGCGCAACCGCGTTATTTGCCCCGCATGTCACTGCGGGGATTTATCCCAACGGGAGTACCAGCCTGATCCCTGATATGGATATTCTGACCAGCGTCTCGCAGAGCGGGAACACACTGACCTTTACTGCCTGGTCGAACTACAAAATGGATGGCGCAATTTATCCCGGCACGGTGTGGCAAATCCTGCCGGCCAGTCAGTCGGGGAACCGGGGACTGTACATCTCTGACAGTACTGACTTTACCGCGATTACCGATGCCGCCACCGTGGGGCAGTGCGTGTATCGTGGTCGGGTGACGTTTACTGGCTCCTGGTCTCCGCCATCGACCAGCTATACGCGGCAATCTTATATGGTTTTCGCAAAGTGGAGTGCGTCCGGTGTCGTGGTGGAGTATGACGGCAAGGTAGTAAGAGCCTTAGCAGAGCGCAACGGGGCGAACGTCAACGCCACCGTGACAATGGACGTGGTTATCTTTGCGACCGGCGTTGCGCCAGTGGCGGGCCCGGGGCTTAATTTCTTTAACAGTAAAGGGCAATGCACGTTTTCAACCACTAAACGCCCGTTCATTTTCAGCAATAAATTCTACAAGCCCTCCGGCACCGCAACGGATATCGGCGACAGATACATCATGCTGGGCCGGTATGGGGCGCAGACCGATGTTGCTGGTGGCTGGTGTTATGCGAAATATCAGGGGCTGGTGCGGTCGGGTAATTCGGTGCGGGTGGGGCGTGGATATGTTGCTTCGATCTGGACGGCTAATTATTCGCTCGACGTGAACAAGTCAACAGGCATGAACGTGTTGCTGCTCGACAGTATGTATTGAACGTTTAATCACTGCAAAACCCGCTTCGGCGGGTTTTTTTTTTCAGGAGTTAACTGAATGGCTAAAGGCACTATCAGCATTGCCAACGGCGCAACCGCCATTACAGGCACCGGAACCCCATTTACCACCGAGCTGGCCGCCGGTGATTATATCGTTTTCACGGCCGGGCAGGTTGTCTATACGCTGGCGATTAAGTCAGTGGACAGCGACACGGCGCTGACGCTAACCAAACCTTATACAGGCCCGGACGCTGACGGCCTAGCATGGTCGGCGGTGCCGCGCAGCACCATGAGCCAGATAACGATGGAAGTCGTGAACCAGGTCACCGAAGCGTTACGCGGCCTGAACCATGACAAAGCGAACTGGCAGCAGGTATTTTCAGAGCGCAACAACGTCACTGTTACGCTACCTGATGGTAGCGAGTTTAAAGGGCCGAGCTGGCCGTTTATCGTGAATTTGTTGGAAGATCTCGATCCTGACAGGCTCCAGCAAATGGTTAACGAAGTAAAGGAGGCGCAGAAAAGCGTAAGCGCTGACAAAACGGCAGCAGAATCTGCGCGTGATGATGCCCAGACGGCAGCGAACAGCGCCGCAGCAGCGCAGCAGGCGGCAGAGAAGGCCGGGGCCAGCGCTACCCAAAGCGCCACCGCTGCGGCCACCAGTGCCAGCGGCGCGGCTAATTCGGCAGCGTCTGCGAATAAGTCGGCTTCTCAGGCTCAACAGCAGGCGGATCGGGCGCAAGAGCTTGCTGATTCGTTCGACACAACAAAAGTGCTGAAAAAAGATCTGAACCTGGCAGATGTTTCAGATATTACAGCCGCAAGAAAAAATCTCGGTCTCAGCGCTTCTGATAATGTCGAATTCAACCTGATAAAAGGTAACAGCGACATCTACACAAGAATGATTTCTGATGATGCGGTAAGGGCACATGCATTATTTTCTGAAATTGTCGGAACTGACGGTGAACTGAAAGCCCGGATAGAGTTGTGGTGCGACACAACAACTGGCAGCGCGTCAATCGTTAACCGTAACCCGACGGGGGCGCGATTCTTCACGATCAAGCAGAGTGGGGAGGTTGAGCCGTCTGGTCGCGTTATGTCTGGCTATGGTGCCGAGTTTAAGAACAATGGCGAGGTTTTGACGTTACGCCCTGCCGGAGCGAACCAGGCAACTTACATGCTTATTCGTGATAGTGATAATTCAAACATCATGCTTGTGGGCAGATCCGGGGCAAGCTATGACACCGTAATGACCAACTATAAATACGGCACAAGTATCACAATGACAGATGCATGGGCCGGGTGTAACAAGGGATGGTATGGCTCAACAATTGAGTCTCGCTCTGGTTACTTAAACTCTAAAGCTATATCTACCACGGCAAACGCGCATCTTTATTTTATTAACAGCGACAACAAAAATCGTGGGGTTATTTATTCAAGGCCTATCGCAAACGGGCAATTAATATGCATCAGGCCAGACAATAGCTCTACAGGCGCGACGGGTTCAGAAATGTCGGTCAACGGCGCTACGGGGGAGGTTCGCGCTGTTAAGTTCACCAACATCTCTGACGAGCGGGCTAAATTCTGGATTAAGCCAGTAGAGAGTGCCCTCGATAAGATTTGCCAGCTTCGCGGCGTAACTTATTCAATGCATACGACGGTGCAGAATACTGTGCGAAATGCCGGGCTGATTGCACAGGACGTTCAGAAGGTGCTGCCGGAGGCCGTAACTGAATACGAGGCGGATAAGACTACTATTGATAAGGAATGCCGAACGATTGAGAACCCGCTTTCGCTCGACTATAACGCGCTGTCAGCGCTGTATGTTGAAGCATTTAAAGAAATGCGGGCAGAAATAGACGCTCTCAAAGCTGAACTGGCAGATATGAAAGCGAAAGCCGCCAGTCTGACGGCTTCCGGGGATGCCACCATCAGCGAATGATGAACCAGCAGCGGCCTTGAGGGCCGCTCTGTAACCGTGATCGACCATGAAAATATATTCTGCCGCTGCGATTGATAGGCTCCACTGCCTTGATCTAATTTCTTCATGAAACTACTGTATCTATATACAGTATTTTTTAAGGGGAGGAAATTATGCCGCGCTATTACGAAATAGAAACCGCCTTTCGCCGGGCTATGAAGATCGACGCCAGAGGCCGCCGCGTTGTCACAACTGCCGACTTTGTGAAAGAGCTGGCTGCTGTTAACTGGAACTGGTCGCTGAAACAGGCGAACGAGTGGATGGATGCCTGTCTGACGACGTTTAAAGACATATCGACCGAGGAAGGCGAAAACCGCACTCTCGCCATGTACAACCCGAACGGGGGGATCTGATTATGGGTTTCCCGTCTCCCGCCACCGATTTTATCGAGCGCCGCGTAACTCTCGATGGGATATGCGCTATTGGTATGAACAGCCGCATCGTTGAGACTTCTACCGGCTACGCGGTGATCGATATCAGTTTAATGCCTAGCATCGGTGTCACGATTCTATTCTCACTGTACGGCAATACACAGTTCGGCTTCATCACTAAAAGCGCGATCATTACCGACGATGGCGAGGCGCTAGAAGGGACTTCTCTGGATGATGTGCAAGTAGTTGGTGTCGTAACCCATACCATTCACAGCATGGATAGCATCACGAATCAACGGCCAGTCATTTAA